CATCGAACCTGTCCGCCTGCTCCGGCTCCCAATGGCTGTCGTGAAGAAACGCTACGCCCTTGTACGCCTGCTGCGCCGAGACGTTCGTGAACATCGTAACGTCGTGCCCGAGACTGGCGAGACCAAGCGCGTACTGGACGGCGGTGGTTTCGCTGCCGGTCATCCCGCGCTGGTCGGACATGAGAGCGTTCACGTCGAGCGGGCGGCCCATCGCTAGGGATGGGTAGATGACGGCGATCCGCCTCTTGTCAGCGCTCGGCTGTCGCTTCGTCGCGAGATACATGGACACCGCTTCCGCCATTTCCTGTTCGTTGAGATCCATCAGGCAGCCCTCGCAAAATTCGTCCGATACCCCACGACCGGCATGACCTCGACCTCGCGCAAAACTTGGTGAAACATTTTCACCCAGTCACGCGCGAGCGTATCGAGCGAGAAGTTCTCCCGCGCGTACCGCTTCAGCTCCTCACGGTCCTCCTCGCCCGGCTTCAGCATCGCCGCGACGCAAGCGTCCGCGAACTGCGCCTTGTACTCGGGAGACAGCCAGTAGCCGTCGATCATTGTGCCGCGCAGTCCAACGGTCTCGTTGAGCGCAGCGATCGGTGAGGTGACGACGCGACAACCGGCGGCTTGGGCTTCTTGGCCGGTGATGCAGCTGGTCTCAGTCCACCAAGTGGGGTAGCTCCAAACGCCAGAGCGCATCTGCTCTTTCGCCAGCTCCGGTGGACTGATGCGCCCATGAAAGTGAACCCCCTGGCTCGCCCGCTCCGCCATCAGCCGCTCGAGGAATTCGATCTGCTGCTTCTGCTCCGGTGACGCGAATCGCTTCCAGATGTCGAGCCCATAGTAGATGTGCAGCGACGCGTCCGGCACCTTCTCGCGGATGAATGGCAGCGCCTCGATCGCAACGAAGACGCCGCGGTCGAGCGAGGACGAGTAGAACATCCGATGCGGGTCGCGCTCCTCGGGCTTGTCGTAGAGCGAGAGATCGATACCGTTTCGCGTCTTGATGACCTGCGTCTCGTGCACGAAGTCGTACGTCTGGAGGAAGAACTGCCGGTGCCAATCGCTCAGGCACAGGAACCGGTCGATGCGGTGCGCCCGAACCTGGTTCAGCTCGGCTCCGCAGTGCACGTCGTGAACCCAGCAGAGCCGTGCTTTCGCCTGAACCTCGAACTGGTCGTCGATGGCGATCGGCCGGCGCGAGGGGATGAGCACGTCGCAGGTGAGGTGGTGGTAATCGAGATGATTGAACCACTCCACGCCCTCGAAGTTTCCCGGCTGTTCGCAATCACCGTAGACCCGGACGCGGTTGCCGAGCTTGACGAGCCTGCGCGCCATCTCCCAGGCCATGCGCTCCGAGCCGCCGATGCCGGTGGCCGCGATCGTGTCGGGCGTCCACCGCTCGGCACTCGGCCCGATGTAAAGGATGATGTCGAGACCCGGGTGATGGATAATCGTTGCGGCAGACGAAGCCTGCGCGGGCTGGCCCTCTCCCGCTGCCGTAGTCTTGGCGCGAAACTTTCCGTCGACCGCGGCGTTGAAGAGCTGCAAAGCCTGGTCGCTCAGCGCGCCGACCTTGTGCATCTCCTGGCCGAGCTGGCGAGCCTGACCCTGGAATACCCGAGATTTGGCGACGTTCAGGTTGAACTGCGTGTTCGGGTCGGCCGGTAGCGTCTTCAGGATCTCCTCGCACGACGCCAGCGCCCCAGCCGGGTCACCGATGTTCATGCACGCGACGATCAGGTACCGGTGCACCTCGACCTTGCGCTCCATCGGGTTGATGAAGAGGACCGTCTGCGTCTCGGGCGACGTGAGGTACCGCCGCGCGAAGTTCACGCACCGTTCCCAGTCGCGGACGTTGCCGGTCTTCTGGGCAAGGAAGTAGTAGGTCTTGGAGAGCGAGAAGAATGCCTCGCCCCATGCCTCGCGGACGGGGATGGCTTTTAGCGCCCACTCCGCGGCCTCCTCGAACCTCTGGAGCCCCTGGTAGTGGCGGCAGACCTCGAGGTGAGCCAGGTATTTCTCGTCCTCCCAGCCGCTGAGCGCGATGTAGCGCTTGTGCATGTCGATCGACTGCTCGGGGTTGCCCGTCCAGCCAAGCTCGAGCCCAAGGTAGTAGAGCGCGCGCACGTCCGTATCGCCCACCTTGTTGTGGTAGGTCTGGAGGATCCGCAAGTTGCGTCCGCTCTCGACGGTCTTCGCAATGTCGCGCCGGCGGTGCACGTTGCGGATGCCCTCTTGGATCAGGATCTTCGGCGTGTCGCCAACCTGTGGCACCAGCGTCTCGTGGACCGGCGAGATCCACTTGAAGTCGCGAGCGGGCTTGACCAGGCGCTCACGGATGAAGCGCATGGTGATGTTCCCCTGACCGTCGTGGTCGTAGTCGTAGTTCCACATTACACACGCCCGGGGAAGGTGGTCGTGCGCGGCTACGATTTCAGAAAGCTTTTCGGCTCCCACCATCACATCGTCGCCGTCCATCCACATGACCCACGGCTGGGTAGCGAGATCGAACGAGCGTTGACGAGCGAGGGAGAAGTCTTCGATGCGGTCTTCGGCATCGTTGCAGGCCGTAAACCGTTCCCACTTGTCGGCGTACTTCTGCGCGATGGCCGGCGTGTCGTCGGTTGAGCCCGTGTCGACGATCACGATCTCGGCCACATAGGGACGGATCGACTGAAGAGCGGCCTCGATGTTGGCCTGCTCGTTGCGTGTTATCAGACACACCGATACCGGTGCCTTGGTAATAGACAAAACGAACCCCGTTTCTTTGCCGTTGGTAGAGCGCGACGGCAGGGCGCGCGGGTTTGAAAAAGCTAAGCTAAGAAGAAGACTTTACGGCGTGATGTAGAACTCGATGCGCCCCACGAGCAGTTCGTTCTCGGTGGTCAGGTGGTTGGTGGCCACGAACAACTCGCCGCACCGATCGCTGCCAACCGTGATCGTCACCTGTTCGCTGGTCATCGTGGCCCCGTAGAGCGTCATACCTTCGCTCGGGGAGATGCTCCAAGTCGAGGTGATGCCGGTCGCGCCGTCGAGCTTTGGCCTGTAGTCGATGCCCCAGTCGAGGATCTCGCCGGCTGATTGTTGAGCGTGGAACATGGGTTTAGAAGTTGGCCGCAGAGAAAATGACCGGCCGCCGTTGCCACTCGATCGGCTGCTCCTGGCTGTCGGTGAAGCTGCCCGCGCGGGTAAAGTTCGTGGCCGTTGTCCCTAGGTCGAGCTGGACGCTGGCCGCGTTCTGGCAGTCCAGGTATGTGTAGGCGCCGCCGGCCACGATTGCCGAGATTGGCGCCCGCTGTTGAAACTGCGCGATGGCCTGCGCCTGCGTCAGTTCGAGTGGACATACAATAAAGTGCGCGATCTTCCCGTTGAGAAAGAAGTCGCTCACGGAATCCGTGAATACGTCCAGGCTCACCGGGACCAGGGCAGTGGTGGTGGCCCGCGACGGCGTAATAAGGAACGAAGGGCTAGCTGGGTTGAAGCCCTCGATCAGGCAATAGATGCTCTGCGCCCCGCTCCCTACGTTGTACGTGTAGCAGAAATGGATCCACCGCCCTACGAGCGAGGCGTTCGAGCCAATGGCGACATCGGTATTTGTGCTGGCACCAGTCTTGTATTCGACCTCAATGTCATCACCATTCGCGGCGTCATCTTGGAAGGCGGTCCAGAAGTCGAGCGTCGGATTGAACGCGCTAAACGGGCTAGGGAAGGTGCCGGTGACTGCGGCGGCCCACTTCGCGGCAAAGGCGATAGAGAACGCCGTCGTTACATTCAACGCAAATGACCGGGTGAGCGAACAGCCTGAGCCGCCTATGACAGAGTTTCCCATCTACTCCACCACCACAACCCAGTCAGGATCGCCGCCCGCGTTGTTACCAAAAGTCGTGGTATCGAATGCCTGGCTGCCGCTATTGGCATGCGTGGTCACGGTCGTGGGCGTTCCGTTGGTCGGGTCGATTCGCTTGATCGTCACCGTCGCCGCGCTGAATCCGGAAAACGCGAGCGTCACGCTGCCCGCCGCCGGGACGTAGAGCCCTCCCCACGAACCGTCGGAAGCCTTCGATGCCGTGACGTAGTTGGCCGTTCCGGCAGTGCCTCGGCCGGCGGTGACGAAAGTGTTCGATTCATCAGGTACCAGCAGGTGCCAAGCGCGCGAGCGGATCGCCGTCGCCATCACCAGGAAGTGCGACATCGAGGTCGTGGTGAGGTTGCTCGTCCACGGCCCGTTGTTCGCGCTGAAGAGTGGGTTGCTTACCGTGCGGTTGCCGCCGAACGGCCACACGGCTTCATCGCCGTGGATCCAACCAGCGAGTCCACCGGAGAAGATCGACTGCCAGTGCTGGGAGCGAAGCTGCAAAGCGGTCGCCCCGCCGCCACCCGTGTTGCCCTCGTACCGGCCTTCGCCGAGGAGAACGGGCACAGGAGAGCCGAGGTCATATCCGCGCTGTACGGTGTCGTTGGTGATGACGCCGACCTGCGCGAAGTTGACGTCGTGCATCGACGAATCGCCCACGTCGGTGGCGAGCGCGTCGGGCGGCCCACCCCAGTGAGCCGTGCGCAGCTGCGTCAGATTGGCCGCTTTGAGGATGGCCGCGAACCCCTCGAGCAGGGTAAGCGCCGCACCGCTTAGTGGTGTCGGCGTCGAGTCGGGAGCAAGATCGCCGCCGATCACCCAGATAATGTTTTTGAAGCTCGCGTAGCGGGCGGCAAGGAAGGACGCGTACGCGTTGACCTTCGTCGTCCCGTTCGCGAGCAGCTGGTTGTACCAACCCTGGTCACCGCCGTGGCTGCCCATGTAGAGCGGGAACGCATAGACGAGAAAACCGCGCGCCAGGCATGCGTTGAGGTAGAAATCGACGTTCGCCCAGTAGGTTGCCGCAGGCAGCGAGAAGTCCGCGACCGTCGTCGCGCCACCACCACCAGTCGCGCCTGTGAAAGGTGAGTTGCCGTTTGCATCGAACGGCGGGGATTGCGAGAAGCAGTTTTCGATCAGCTCAACGATTACGGTGTTGATCCCCTTGGCCTGCCTGTCGTTGAGGTAGGTGATCATCTCCGACTGCTGGAGCTGAGTGATCACGTCCCAGCCGGCATCGCCGACTGGCAAGAACGGCACACCGCTCGGCGACTGAAAGAACCGCCGGTTGGCCGAGACGGAGAGGGGGAAGGTTCCTAAATTGGCGTTGTTGTGCAGCCGCCGGCTGGATCTGAATGAATAGGGCATCAGCCGAACGCCGCGCCGGCGCTCTGTACGTAGTACTGATTTGCCTGTGGCCCGGTGACGCCAACGGCGTACACAGAGAACAGATCGACGGTGCCGCTCATCGGGGAGCCGAAGTCCTGCATCTGGCTCGGCCAGTTGACGCGGCCCGTGGTGCCCGTCGGCCAATTCATCAGCGCCGTCGCCTTCCAGTGGAAGACGCGAAGCAAGTAGTTTCCGGGGCCCGTTGGCCCGGTCATGATGATGTTGGTCGTCGTGCCGATCGGGACGTACTGCTTCTGCCCCTTGGACAGATCGATGATCATCGTCTGGCCGGTCGTGGGATTCAGGAACTCACCGGCGAACTGGACGGAGTTGACGCCGAGCAAACGCCCGGAGTCGTCGAGGACGACCGGGCTATTGAGTAGCGCGCCGCCGCTCATACCGGTCCAGCGCGCGATGGCGTTCTGCGTCGCGCTTCCGGGGCCCACGATCGTTCCCGCTCCGCCGCCTCCAGCTGCGCCTGCTGGACCTTGTGCACCCTGCGGACCGGTCGGTCCGGTAGCGCCCGCGGGTCCGGTCGGGCCGGTAGGGCCGAGCCCGCCAGTTGGTCCCGTTGGGCCTAATCCACCGGTTGGGCCACCAGGTCCCGTCGGCTGAAGCGCGCCGGTGCCGAACGTTAGGGCGGGACTTGCGTAGTAGACGCCGAGTCGATCCTCAAAGAAGAGGATGTCCTCAGCTCCGCTTGCCACGCTGAGTGTTGGGATCGCGTTGCCCTGCCAGCGGACACCAGTCGGCCAGGTACTAACGAAGGTATTCGGCTCGACATGCTTGACCCGGAGCGCAAGCGACTGTGGGCCCGATGGCGGGCCGGTGAAGAGGAACGACGTGAGCGTCCCGATGAACGCCGCTTGGTCGGGCCCGCTTGCCCAGTTGATGATCTGTGTCTGCCCGGTCGGAACCGAGACTTCCGCCGCATACTGAAGGCGCCGAACGTTCGAGAGTGTGCCGTCCGTTCCGATATAGACGGTGCTGTTCTTTAGGGTCGTGCCGCCGACGCCAGACCAAAGCGCGATGGCGTTGTCGACCGTCGCGTTGGGCCCGGTGATCCCGCCGCCACCGCCGGAGCTGGAGCCGTTGGCGCCAGCCGGTCCAGTGGCTCCCTGAGGTCCAGTTGGACCCGTGGATCCGAGTTGTCCTGTGACACCAGTGGCACCTTGAAGCCCAGTTGCGCCCTGAGGCCCCGTTGCACCCTGCTGTCCGGTCGGACCTTGCTGTCCCGTCGGGCCAAAGTTTCCGCTACCGCCCGTGCCGAAGGTGAGCGCAGCTGCGCCGTAGTAGGCGAGCTGAGTTGGACTGGTGCGCCTCCCGTCAACGACAACCAGATCGTGCGCGCCGCTGGCCGTGCTGAGCGTCGGGGTAACGCTGTCTTGCCAGAGGATCCCGGTCGGTTGCCATACGCCAGCCGTGTTGGCAGCGTTGTGGATGATGCGAAGGTTGACCCAGCACGGACCCGTGGGCGGCCCCGTGAACATGAACGACGTGATCGCGTCAGAGACGAGCGCAGTTTGGTAGGGGCCGCTCTGGAAATTGATGATCTGCGTGAGGCCCGTCGGGACCTGAACGTCGCCAGCGAATTCGAGCGAGCGGACGCCGAATAGATTGCCGCCGTCGGTAAGCGCGACGGTGCTGTTGTTGATCGCGGTGCCGTTTGGTCCGCTCCAGCGAACAAGTGCCTGGTGCTGCGTGATCGCGGGACCAGTGATCCCGGCGCCCCCTCCGCCTGAACCAGAGCCGTTAGCGCCCGCAGGACCGGTGACCCCGGGAGATCCCTGGGCACCCTGCGGTCCGATGCTGCCGGTGGGCCCCACAGAACCGGTGGGGCCGAGCCCGCCGGTCGGGCCGATCGTTCCCGTTGGTCCAACCTGGCCAGTTGGTCCTACGGTTCCAGTGGGCCCGACCGTGCCAGTAGGGCCCTGCTGTCCGGTCGGACCAACCTGTCCAGTAGGCCCGACGGTACCGGTCGGTCCCTGTTGACCGGTGGGGCCAACGCTTCCGGTGGGACCAGCGGCTCCTGTGACACCAGGCGAACCTTGGCTACCAGCGGGTCCGGTCGGCCCAGTCGCGCCGGTTACACCTTGTGGACCGATCGTGCCCGTAGGTCCCTGCTGCCCAGTCGGTCCTTGGGGACCGGTGACACCAGGACTACCCTGCTGACCCGCTGGTCCGGTCGGACCAGTGCTGCCCGTGACACCAGGGGCCCCCGCGGATCCTTGGCTTCCCTGAGCACCCTGTGGGCCCGTGACACCGGGAGAGCCTTGCTGCCCCGCGGGACCCGTCGGTCCGGTTGGACCCGTGACGCCAGGACTTCCTTGCGGGCCAGCGCCCGATCCTGCTGCACCCTGTGGACCGGTCGACCCCGGGCTTCCCTGCTGGCCGGCGGCGCCGGTTGGCCCCGTCGTTCCCGTCGGACCAATCGCGCCCTCGAGCGAGGTGAGCACCACAGAGCCGGTGAGGAAAACCTGGTGGGTGCCGGTGCCCTTCGAGAATTCAATCCAGCCGGTGTGGCCGCCCGGGCCGCTCGCCCGAATGACATTCTGGACCGTGACCGACTCGCGAACCGCGGTGCCGCCCTGAAGCGAGCGGACAACCGGCCCGGCAACTCCGTCGATGACTAGCCGAACGTCAACTTCGTTGAACTGCGAGCCGGTGGCTTGGCCTCCAGTCGCCTGGAGCTCAAGCACGCCGACACCCCAGACCGGCGCCGTTGCCCCGCCGATGACGTAGGCAAAGCTGTTGTTGACCGCCGTGAACCCGAAGCCAGACGCCGCGCCGGGGCCGCCGCTCGTGCCCGACCAAACCGACGTTCCGACGGGAAGGCCGGCAATAATTGCGGCAGGTCCAGTAACCCCGGGAGAGCCCTGGCTGCCTTGCGCTCCAGCGGGTCCGGTCGGGCCGGTTGCGCCGGTGGTTCCCGCGGGACCCGTTGGTCCAGTGTTGCCTACCTGACCGGTCGGTCCAGCGGAGCCCGTCGGTCCGAGTCCACCTGTGGGTCCAGTCGGACCGAGCCCACCGGTAGATCCGATTTGCCCGCTCGGGCCCTGCTGCCCAGTAGGGCCGATCGATCCAGTGGGGCCAACCGTTCCCGTCTGTCCCTGCGGGCCAGTAACGCCGGGTGATCCTTGCGAGCCCGCCGGGCCTGTTGATCCGGCAACGCCAGCGGAACCCTGTGTGCCCTGTTGTCCAGCTGGACCCGTCGGGCCAGTCGCACCCGTCGCGCCGCGCTGACCCGTTGGACCGGTGACACCGGGCGTTCCTTGTGGCGCCCCAGCGGGGCCAGTAACGCCCGGGCTACCCTGCGCACCATCGGCGCCAGCGGGGCCGGTTGGTCCTTGTGGACCGGTCGTGCCACCGCCAAAAGAAACGCCGCTGGGCAGCCCCGAGAAGACCCCGGGAGATCCCTGCGGCCCCTGCGGTCCGGTCGCCCCACGCGGTCCAGTCGCTCCGCTCGTGCTCGACCCGCTATTGTTGTTCGGTACTCCGCACGGAGCATCGCAATAGACGATGAACGTTCTACAGGCGGGGGCGGCCATGGGTAAAGCTAAGAGGGTGCACGCGCTGTCTGGCGCGCAAGTAAAGTCAGGCCCACTCGGTCAAAGAATAGGCGTAGTAAGCGGCGGCCTCGGCGGCAGAATGCGTGCGCGCGAGCACCACGAGCTCAGCCAGCGCGCCATCGAAAGAATCCGAGGCCCCAGGCCCGTCGAAAAGTCGGAACCGGTTGAATGTCTGCGTGCCCACGTTGGCCGAGCCAAGACCTGCGGCGTTCCCGTTGAGGAAGAACGACATCACGGTCCCGGAGAACGAATAGCTAGCTCGAGTATGCGCACCGGTCGCAAAAAGACCTGGCGAACTTACCGACGCCGACGCCGAAGCATCGTCCTCGCGGTCGTAACGCAGCACGTTGGATCCTGGGTTGTCACAGCGGCAAACCGACGTTGCGGCACCAGTCGTGTGATCCCAGGCGGTGAGCACATTGCTCCCGATTGTGTCGATCCTGAATGTTGCAAAGACAGAGAACGCGATGTCGTCGCCATTCATCCTGGAAAGCACGCTTCCGGATGTCAGAGATAGGGACTCAAGTGAATTGGTCGTGAGTACTGGGCGGCCACCCCAGCTCGTCGTGTCCCAGGTCGGCTGAAGCGAAACGGTAGTCTGCGCAACCGTATTTCCGTTGCCGCTTCGGTCTGACCACTGCGACACGGTACCGGAGCCGGTGACGTTCGCGTAGTTGGTCGACGCGTACCACCAGGCAAGCGGGTTCAGCGAACCGGGCGACCAACCAGTCTCGCCCGCTGCAATGATCTGCCTGAGATCCATTAGAGCTGGTAGCGGCTGCCGGGGTTCCAGCCGACGAGCGCGGTGTGCTTGAAGATCTGCCCCATGTTCGCCGCGAGCGTCGCGATGGTCCCGCTCGGGGTGCCCGTCACCGTAGAGATGATCTTCGCGTTGGCGCTTGAATCACGGTTCTCGATCGCCACGACCATGCCGTCCGTCACTCCCACCTGGCCGAGCGTGTACGTGCGGTCCGCGGAGTTGGTGCCGGGAACAAACCACACGGTACCGGTCGGCGCGCTCACGTTGGCATTGGCGTCCGGGAGAACCCCGCCGAACTGAGGACCTGCGATCGCGCGCATCGGACCCGAGCCGCCGAGCTTGCTTCGGCTCGCGCCGAAGAAGTCGAGGGAGTATTGGTCCATGGCGAGGGTGCCTACGGAGGTCTGCACAGTTGCCGCGGGGGTCAGCACTTGGCTCATCTCGACCCGCGTTGCCGTGCCGGCGCTGAAGGCGCCCCGAATGCGGGAGCCGTCTTTGAGTATGAGGGATGATGCGAGGATTGAGTCACTTTCGGTACCACGACATGTGACCATCCCGCCGAGCCGAACGTCGACCGTACCCGTGACAAGGCAGTCGTTGAGGAAAAGGTTCGTATTCGCCGAAGTGTTCTGATTCAGCGCGTTTGAGCCGTTGCCGTTCAGGTAGATGCCGCTGAGGGTGAGCGTCGGAGTGTTGGTCGGGAACCAGCCGATCGCGATGTTCGGTCGATTCGTGCCAGCGATCGGATACGTGGAATCGCTGAACGCGGCTAGCGTGAGCTGCGAGCTGCCCGTCTGCGTGATGTTGACGACGCCGTAATTGCCAGGGCTAAGGAGCAAAGTGCCGCCGCCAGCGGGGAGTCCCGCGAGGATAGCGACAATGTTTCCCGGATTGACAATCCAAGTCGCGTTGCTCGAGGCGGTCGGCCCCATCTGGAGGTAGCCGCTCGGGATGCCTACATTGCCAACGTTGCGCAGATCATTCTGCTGCCAGTCGGCCATGACAGGACTGAACTCATATTCGCCGATAGTGGCGATCTTGATCTTGGCGCTCCCGCTCGTCGTCTCAAGCTGAAGCCCGCGCACGCCCTCTGTGCCGCCACCAACGATAACCGTATCAGGCACGTCACCGGTTGTGTACCTGACCACCGGAACGTCGAATGTGCCCGTCGAGCCGCGCGCAGAAACGAGCGAGGTGGTGCTATATGGCCCGCGAACGAAACCGCTCTGCGCCGCGCCGGTCGCGCCCTGCGCACCGAATTCGACGCTTCCGCCATCCGAACCAAGGCGCACGTCCTTAGCAAACCCAAGCGTGCCCGCGGTGCCGATTGCAAGGTGCCCGCCGGTCACGCCCGTACCAATGGGCAGGCCGACGCCCGTGGGGCCCTGGACTCCCGTGACGCCGGGAGAGCCCTGCGAGCCCTGAACGCCGATCGGACCGGTCGGACCGATCTGACCAGTTGGGCCTTGCGGGCCGGTGACGCCCGTGACGCCCTGCGGACCGGTGTTGCCGCGCGGACCGGTTGGGCCAGTGGGACCCGTGACACCGGGAGAGCCCTGAGGACCAGCGCCAGAGCCAGCTGCACCAGCCGGACCGGTGAGACCTAAGCTGCCCTGCGGACCTTGTGTGCCGACGGGCCCAACTGCGCCTTGCGGGCCTGTGACGCCTTGGATGCCTTGGATGCCCGTCTGGCCGATTGGGCCCGTCGGGCCAGTCTGACCCTGCGGACCGGTGACCCCCTGTTGACCGGTGGGACCCACGCTTCCGGTCGGCCCGGTGGGGCCGGGAACGCCGGTGACGCCAATGCTGCCGGTCGGGCCCTGTACGCCGTAGGGGCCGGTGGGGCCAGGCGAACCCTGCGGGCCGATAGTTCCCGTGGGGCCGCCAGCGGGGCCTGCTGGGCCCGTGGGGCCGGCGGGACCTGTGCTGCCGACGGCGGACGCGAGCAGCGCATCAAGGAAGGTGAGTTCGGAAGAAGCCATGATCTAGGCGTAAAAGAAGGCTGACTTGCGTGCTGGTCTTTTGCTGGTCACAATGAAGAGATGCAAAAGAAACAAGCCGATAAGCTCAAGGTGACGATCGTCATGAACCGCGAAGAAAAGTCCGCACTAGAGAAGCGCGCCAAGGCCGAGCGGCTCTCATTGTCCGCCCTGGTCCGTCGTTTTGCGGTTGGGCTCGCCGCTCTGGCCCTGGTTGCCTGCGGCTCCGACTTCAGTTCGCAAAAAACCGCTGGCGGGATTGGTGGCGGTGCGGGAATTGGCACTAGCGGAACCGCCGGCATGCCAGCCGACAACGGCGGCTCACCCGATGCGCCAGCGGTTGGCGAGGGGCACCTGTGCAACGACAAGGTGGCTTGCGATGCTGGTCTCTTCTGCGATGGCGACGGGAAGTGCTCGCTTCAGTCAGAACTCGGGGGCGCCTGCTCGACCGCGGCCGAGTGCGTTAGCGGCCACTGTGTGGACGAGCAATGCGCCGCGCCGGTCGCGCCCTACGACGGACCCCCGTGGGTTGATTGCTCGGGGTCGGCCATCGTTGCTCGCGGATTTTCCGCACTCTGGAGCGAAGTTAGTTTCTCTGTTACCGCTGCTAGCCATGGCCCCGACTGGTCACTGATGACACTGGTTCCCACCATCAACGGCGAGCTACCACCGCTAATTAGTACCAATAAATCTAGATCAATGGACTCCGCCAACCAGACCCTTACGTTCACCCTGTCCTCCCCGCTAGACCCCTCGTTCGCTCCGTCTGATCTGATCGAAGTGGGGATCGGGTGGAGTCCAAGAGAGGCCGGAAACATCGTCGATGTGTCCCCGTCGGCTTGCTCGGCCCTTGTGAATGGCGAGAAACTGGCCGCGTGGCCCTAGCTGCCTACAGCGATAGATCGCCAAGTGGATCCAATGCGCACAAACCATGTCCAGGAAGTCCTACCGGCAGAGGCGGGTCCGAGTGTAACACTATCCCCAGTTTCTCCCTGAACCGTAAGCAGGCTAGTGGTGTCTGCGGTAGAAACTATTATCTCGTCGCCTGAGACGGATCCTGAATCTTGCAATATGTATGTACGATGTCCACCAAGGCCAGCGACGGGTACATATACAAGATTTGTGGCTGTGACGTAGACGCTAGTATTGGAATCTGGGCCAATGGTGGGCTTTAGAACTATTCGACCAGATGTCCCGAACATTACAGGCGTCACGACTAGCGCATTGATCGTCAAGGAATCGCTCGCCGAGCTCCCGATCTCCGTATCCCCGTGCAGCCCCACGTCCCCGAAGAACGTGGTGGTGTCGTGGATCTCGTTATCCCCCGCGCCGCCGTCGACCACGAGGTTGCCGCCGAGGTGGGTGTTCCCGCCCACCGTGAGGTCATCGTTGCAGAAGATGTGGCCGTTGACGTTGTGCTCGGCTGTCGAGTTATTGCCAAGTTCAGTGCTCCCGGCGACGTTCACGTCTGCGAAGAAGTCGGCATTCCCGGATACGCGGAGGGGGTCGCCCACGGTGAAGGTGAACCCTGAGCCCGGGTTGCCGATCTGCGAGTTGCCCCCGGTGATTACTGCTCCGCCGTTGCCGACAAGCTGATCGATAACAGTAAGATTGTGCCCCGCCACCACGTCGTCGTGCACGCTGAGCAGCGCGAACAAGTCCGTGGTGCCGTTCACCACCAGCGCGTCCGTGCCGGTGTTGCCTACGGTCAGGAGGTCGCCGGTGAAGCGGGCGTTGTTGGCGGCGCAGCTGAAGTCCGCGTCGCTGTGGATCGCCAGCTTGGCCCCGGAAATGTCGACGTCCCGGTTGACCGTCTGGGCGATGTTCCAGGTGACCGAGCCGCCTGCGTCGTTGAGAACGATGGGGCCGGTGATGCTGCTCGTCTTCCCGCGGTCGTCGAAGGCTTGGTGGGAGACCTGGGTATTGACGTAGAGCGCCGTATCAGCCAGGGCCTCGAAGGCGACGTTCACGCTCTCGGCGATCGCCGGATCGCCGTCACTCGGGAACACGTAGCTCGCGTGTAGCGTATTTACTGGGGCGTAGGTGAAGGGCATGGGCTAAACGCCGTCCAAGTAGAAAGTAGAGGGGATCCCGGCACGGTTGAAGTAGTTGCCCCATGTGCCGTTCGGATGGCCCGGGGTATTCGTGCTCGGATCAAAGAGCGTCGTATCGCCGGTCACGATGACGCCGCCGAAGCGCGAGGCATGCGAGCCGGCTGCCTTCCACTGAGCGATGAGGTTGTGTGCATCGACCGCAAAGTTCTCGGTGAAGTTTTCTTCATAGCCCCAGCTCTGGCCTCCGCCCCAGAAGTGACCATCACCCCAGAACCAGGGGGTGAACCCCTCATTTCGGTAGATGATGATCCAGAAGCGCACTTGGTCCGTCTGACCGTCCCAGTTCCAGTTGCTAGACAAGAGGCCAGCGCCCGCCGGATTGAGATACCTCTGATAGCTGAGCACGCCGTTTTGGATCGTCCACCAGTCGGCGAAGAAGCGGCCGTTCTGATTCGTACCGTTCACCACGTAGCGGATGACCGGCGCGTTCGGGGAGAAGTAGGCGGCGAGTTCGGTGAGCAACGTTGGGGCATTGCCCGCGAACTTCCACGTCTGGAAGGCATGGCGGAGTCGTGGCCCGTAAGCCTCGTCGCTTTCACGGAATCCGCGCAGGATCTTGCGGTCGGCGCCGATGAAACGCAGCGCCTCGCTCTGGCACTTGCCAGGGAATCGCTGGATGACGCCGAGCCGCAGGTACTCGGCGAGGCAGTCGAAGATGATGCCGATGGCCGAGTAGGTGAACCGGTAGCCCTGGTCTCCGGCAAGCCACGGGGGGCTAAACTCCTGGACGGAGCCCCGGAAGACCGAGGTCGCCGGGACCGGCTGCATGCTCGGATCACTCATGAGGCCAGCGTCAGCGTGATGGTCCCCAGCACCGCAACTTGGTTCACGTCAAGCCCCACGTCGGTACTAGGCGTAGTGAGCACGGCACGGACAATATCTGGTGACGCCTCGAACATCTGGCCGATGATCGCCGAGGTGAAGATGAACCCGCCCCCCGCCTGGTATCCACCGATCGGTGACAACCCAAAGTAGCTGATCAGCTTGTCAGTGATGAGCGTGGTCACCTCGGCAATGCTGAGCGACGACGTGCGGGTCAAGTAGATCGTGGCGGCAATGTTGACCGTGACGGCCGTGGCATTCACGGTGACCGCGGTGAACCCTGTCGGAACGCAGTTCAGCTGGATCGCGGTGTTCACGTCGGCCAAATCCCCGGCGTCGACCGGACCAGCCGCGTTCGCCACGTACACGATGACCGTGCCGTTGCCCTGGTCGAGGTTCGTCCTGGTGACCCCGATGTTGGAACCGTCGCTCGAGCGGACGGCGGTCTTGGCGAAGTAGTTGTAGGCGTCGCTCGGGCCGTTCGGTGAGGCCTTGGCCAATGATTCGCGACAACGCACACGGAGCAGCGCGTCGCTCTCGGCGTCGTTTCCGACGAGCACGTCAAGGTTGGCCCCGGTGACCCCAAAGAGCGGGGTGACGATGCCGCTGATTTCCCCGATGGCCGCGTTTGATGCGGATCCCGCTTCGTCGGCCTGGATGGTCAGGTCTAGAGTCTGCGGGGTGATGTTGCCGGGGGCGAGTGTGCCGCCCGTGGTGCACGTGTAGGTCTTGCCGCTTCGCGTGTTGTAGAAGCGCATGTCCCCCGCGTTCAGGGGATAGCTCACCGCGGCCACGCTGGTCAGCCGCAGTGTGCACGTGCCGAACGTCGCCTCCTCGCGTGTGACCTCGTAGAGCTGGAAGGCAAGGAGGGTGAGCCAGTCGCCCTCCGCATAGTCCAGCAGTCCGCCACTCGCGGCTACGACAGACGCGACGGAGAAGTTGGAGCCGGTCTGAGCGCAGATCTCCAGCAACTCACGGCCAACGCTTCCTGATTGCCATGCAGTGATCGGTAGCTCGACGGCTGCGGCAACCTCGAGGATTACCGCGAGCACTTCCTCGCGCGACTTCGCCGCGTAGAGCTGCGTAAGGGTGGGGACGCTCATGAGCGGAGCAACTCAACGGTCACCGAGCTGACCGCGATCGTGAGATTGAACGGGCCCTGCGAGCCAGTGCCCGTGATGGCCAGCGTGAGCAGATTGGTCAGAGGGTCGAAAGAGGCGGACACGGTGGCCGAGAAGATGCGCTGGTCGCCGAGCAACGCCGCGGCGCACTGGCCACCGATGCGTGGCAGATCCTTCGGCGTGATCCCGGTGCTCAAGAAGTCGCGAGCGTCGAGCGTGTTGTCTATGGGGTTCGAGAGGAGCAGTCCGGGTCGGCAGAACAGCCGCCTGAGGCACACCTGGCCCATCAGCTCGGAACCGGACACGTCCCTCAGAAGCGGGTCTAGATCAGTGTCACAGCTGAGGTCGACTCCGTAGTCGGTCATGCGGCCACCAGGAAAATCTCTCGGTGTGCAGCCGTCGCAGCCGCATTCGCGGAGCTCACCATCTGTGCGGTCATGACCACGAGCTCGGCGGGACCGATCCCGCTGGCCGCAGTGACCGAATTGATGGCCGCCCCGAGCCCAGATAGCGGCCCCGAGTAGCTGAAGGCGAAGGCGCCCGTCGTATCCAGGCTGCCCTTCATATCGTGATAGGTGCCCAGCGCCGGAGTGGCCGCCAGGGAGGCGGACAGCATTGCCTGGTAGCAGGCGTCGAGCTTCGCAGTGATTTGCGCGAACAGGCCGATCAAGAAGTCGAGCTTTGCCTGGATGCTAGCGGAGACAGACGCGGAGGCATCGAGTTGGATGCTCAGCGCGATCGTCGGGTCGAGCGAGAAGGTGATGCCAGCGATGGCCTCGATGAGAAGCGCGATGTAGGCCGATGGGTCGTGAATTGTGATCTCTAGCTGCGCCTGAAGAGCCAGCGCCGCCTCGAGCTGGGCCCGGAGATCCGCGGTTGCCGCCGCCTCCGCCTCGGCCATCAGCTCCAGGACTTCGATGAGGCACGAGACGTGTTCTAAGATTTCGTCCCGCAGCGACTGGAGTTCTGTGCCGACAGTCAGGAATGCCGCGGAGGCGCCCGGGATCGTCTGGCTGACGTCGATGTTGCCGACGATGTTGGCCGGCAGTGGATCACCAAAGATGGCCGCTTGGGCTGCCTTGGCCGCCGAATCCGCGTCCCGCACCAGCTGGACCGTGACGACCACGTTGCGGTTTGTGGATAGGCCTGTCGTGGCAGCCTGAGCGTCAAGGGCGGTGCCGAGACCAGCTAGCGCACCGGCGAAGGTGAACGCGTAGATCCCGCCGACCGCTAGGAGCGCCTTGGTTTGCTGGAAGTCTCCGATGACCGGAAACTCTGCGGCCGCGATGCCGAGCAGAGATACGTAGCAGGCGTTTAGGACGACCGTGATCGCCGCGAAGGCCGCCACAATCAACTCGATCTTCAGCTGCAATTCCAGGATGACCGCCAACACCATCGTGAGCTGAATGCTCAGCGTGATGTCCGGGAGTAGCAGCTCGATGCTCGCGAGCAGCGCGATGCGCGCCTCGATCAGCGCGTCGATGTAGACCGACGGGAGCGTGAGCCCCAGTTGCAGGTTGAAGTTCAGCGCAATGTCTAGCTGGATGCTGAGCCCGAGCGTCGCGGTGAGCTGAAGCCCAACCATCCCCGAGAGCGCCTCGAGAAAGCAGGGGATGTGGAGGACTACCTCGTCGCGCAGAACCTCCAGTCCAAGCCCGGTTTCATTGAGCGCGCTCGCGAGTCCGGGGATACAGGCGCCAAACTTGACGGCGCCGAGATACGTGGCCGGCAATGCAACTCAAAGCTCTCGTCTAGGCGATCTTCACAGACGGCGAGCCGGTGGAGATCAGCGCCGGCCAGCTACCGGTAGGCGGGAATACCGGCGGGGGCGCGGTCGCCGTGCTCAAGCTGACGAAGTAGGGAACGCCGGTCATCATGGGGCTCGGCGGGGGCGTCCCGGTGTCTCCCGCGGGGCTCACCGCGAAGCTGATGGTGAGGCCGAGGCTCGGCATGATCACCATGTCGCCCTGTCTACCGGCCGCCTGCTTTGCCGTCTCACCGATCTCGATGTTCCCGTCTGCCCGAAGCTTGGCTTTCCCGAACAGGACGAGCTGGTCGAGGTTTGCCAGATATGGCGCCGAGGGATCTGCTGACTCAAAGCCGAGCATGACGCTTGTGCCAGGCTTCAGCTCGATCTTCCACGGCGAGCGGATTGGCACCTTGGCCACCGCCGGCAGTCCGTACTTGCTCACGCTCGGCTGACCGTCGAACGTCTGCGCGTCGTAATCGCAGGCGGTTACCGCGTACCGGTGTTGTCCGAGGAACTTCAGATTTGGCAGCTCCTCTGCCAGCAAAGCCTTGAAAGCCGCGCGGAAGCGATCAACCAGTTCAGCCACCCATCACCTCAATCGTCGCCCGCGCCTTCCGTGTCCCCGATGCGTTCTGGACTCGCAGGATGAGCCTGGCAGCCTTCTCGATCTTTACGTCGAGCTCGTGCGCAAGGCTTGGCCGAGTTGACCCGACTTCGCCGCTCGGCGATTCGCAGTGCAAGCTGACCGCCAAGTTGCTGGTCGCCTTGAAGCGGGCGCCACGTGAGCCTTCGCGTGTCCAGACGACAAGCGAGCGCCCGGGGCGAATGGTTACCTCGAGCGTCAAGCTGCCCAAATCTCAGTTCGCAGTCGCTCCGGGCTCAGCCGATGCACGACTCCAGATATCTGAAACACGCCAGAGCCAAGCACGGGCGCCGAGAACTTTGCGCCTGGCACCCAATCCTCGGGGATGTCCGTGGCAATCGGGAAGCGGCCCAGATTCGGGGCCACGTTTTCGCTCACCACGTCGAAGCGGCTGGAAATTGTTGGGGTCGCCCGGTCGCCAACGCGCGTCGATCCGTCGGGCTGCACATACCAGGACGGGCAGAGCTGGTTCAGCGCCCGGCACGCCGGTCCGTTCTCGCGTGTGAAGAACACGCCGATCGTTTGATCAGCATCAACCGTGATGGTCTCGCCGCACGCTGAGGCCGCGTCGGTCAGTATGGGGGTCAGCTTGATCCCGTGCGGGTTGTTGTAAAAGCGCTGGCCGATGATCTTGCGCCAGCCGCCCTTGCCGCCGACGATGCGAAGGGATCCCGTGCCCGAGAAGTCACCGCGACGGAAGACGGCGCCGACGAGAGTTAGCCCGGCCAGCGCGAGCGTGACCGACGTGTCCGAGAATTCGATCACGTCGTCCAGCGTGGCGTCAGCTGTCCACAGCCCTCGCGCGGGGATGACCAGCTCGAGTTTCGTGCACCGGGCGCCGTTGATTGAGCAGAACATCAGCCGGTTTCGTTGAAGCGCTGGCGAAGTTTCTCGATTTCCGCGTCCTGCTTATCCTGGACCGTAGGCTTACCGCCGCTGTTCTGGTTGTTGTTGCTCTGCTCGGGCGTGCTCGTCGCGTTCTTCGCCTTGGCCTGTCGGTACTCGATGGTCTCGACTGTCACCGACCAGCTCTGCCCACCATCGTCCACAAGCTCGCCGATACTTTCGGTGACCAGCCACCAAACATCGTTCGCGGCGAGCAGCGGGTGATAGATGTCGAACGGCTTCGGGTTCGCCTTCTCAGCGTCGTAAGAGAGCGCCGGGATGATCTGCTCGTAAAAGGCCCGCTGCTGAGCGTCCGTCCAGAGCAGGAATTTGATCTTGGGTTTCGCGAGATCCCAGCCGCGGTAGGTGATCGTCTGGCCCTGAGAGCCAGCGCTCTTCTTTACGTCCCAGGCAAACTTGCGCGCGGCGTCCGTAACCTTCAGGATGATCGCGGGCGTGCTGATCTTGCTGGTGTCAATGCCGGCGATCGTAGCCTTGTCGTAGTTGCTCGGGTCCGCAATGGGACCAACGGTGAGGACGCCCATTAGTCACCGGTTCCGGTCTGCAACGCCTGCCGTTCCCACCAGTCGGCCATCATCTGCGGGAACTTGTCCTCAAGATCCGCGGCCCCGGTGACGCCGTTGATCACTACCGCGCCGGCCTCCATGTGAAGGCTTGGCGCGCCGCCATGACCACGCTTCTCTCCCCGCTTGTCGGCAAGTCGCGCCGGCTCTGCTTGCGGTAGCGGGCGCGCGTTGTCGTTGCCCGCCAGGTGCGGCAGCTCAAGCCTTCGCGTGTGCTCCAGCTGCGGAGCAGCCCGGTAGGGGTCGCCGAGCCCAGCATGAGCACCGATGCCAGCGCGAGCCCCGACGCCGATCCCAATCCCGGCTCGAGCGCCAGCCGATGCCCTGAGCACAGCGTGCTCACGAAGCCCGGCAGAGAGTCCTGCGCCCGCGTGGGCAGACATGTGGGCACCCGCGCCTACCATCGCGCCCGTGGACGCCTTGGCGCCCGCGTGGATGCCACCGGCGAGGCCCGCGGAAAGATGGCCGCCCATCTTGGCCATGACGCGAGAGGGCGAGTGGATGCCGAACTTCTCTTTGAACTTGCTCAGCGCCGTCTCGGCCAGGTTGACCACGGTGTCGTACAGCTGTGACGCTGCGTTTTCGATACCCTGAATCAGCCCAGTGACCACGTTCTTGCCGGCATCAACAGCGGCTAAGCCAAAGCCGACAATCGCGGTCTCCACGGTCGCGGCGACGGCTAGAAGCGCGAACATGCCTTCCACCAGGCGCAGCCCCCAGCTGACCGTAAACATGATGGCTGATCCGACCAGTGAGAACGCCGGGCCGAGCGCGATCATCTTGGACACCACGAACCCCGCCGCCTCGCCGACCATGCTCATCCACTCGGCCAGCTTTTGCGGGCCCGCCTGTTGGTCCTTGCCGAAGGTCGCGCCGAGCTGTCGCATGAGCGGCTTCAACGCGATTGCGATCTGTAGACCGATGATGACCAGGCCCTTCAGGGCAACCTTGATGTACGGGATGACCGCTTCGGCTGCCTTGAACAACCCGTCGAATGCGGCGCTCAGAACATCGTGAAGAGCGGCTCCAGCCGGAGTAGCCTGGTCGACGATCGAGAGAATGCTTTGCAGCGCGTTGAGGAAACCCTCGACGTGCACGTCCTTGAACAGCTTGCCCACGTTGTCGTGGAACCGTTGCAGCTGAACGTCGAGGTCCATGGCCTGCTTGGCCGCGACTCCACCGAACTTATTGGAGATGACCGCGTTGAGCGCCGCGATCCCCGTCTCCGCCTTGATCTTACCGCTCTTGAGCTGCGCCTCGACCTGCTTCACGCCGACGCCGGTGCGCCGGGAAATCTCCTCGTAGAGCTTCTGTGTTTGAAGCCCCGTGCCGACCAGTTGCTTCGGCGACAGCGTGAACTTTCCGGTCTGGATCGCCCGCTCGGTAAGCTTCTGGAGCTTCTCGCCGGCCTCGGGTAGAACGGTCTCGGCCTGCGCAATGGCGCGCATTGAGTCGGTGAGCAGATCGCCGGATTCCCCAGCCGCAGCCAACTCGCGGGACAGCTGTGCCACCCGCGAGCTACCAATGCCGGTGACCTTGGTGATGTCGCTGATTGCCGACACCACCCGCTGTGCGGCCTCCTCGCTGCCGAGCATCGCGCTAAGCAGGTCGAGCGTTTTCTCCTTGGCCTCAACGGCCTCGATGGCCATGTGGGCGCCTTCGATGACAAGCTCACCCAGGCCCTCGGCTAGCTTGACGACGCCGGCGGCGGCGATAACGGCCGCGGCGGCGACACCAGCGACACCGGCAGCAGCCGCAGGGCTGATCCCGGTGATGTGCTCGAATCCCTCGCCGAGCTCGTAGAACGCCTGCTTGAGGCCGTACACGCCCCGGAGTGGTGCCCCGAGCGTAGAGGCAAGGTTGAGTAGCCCGTGACCGCCGGCTAGCTCCGCAATCTCCTTCAGTGTGCCCGCCAGCTGGGCTGCCTGAGGGCCACCACCAACGTGCGCCTGGACGGCCGCCACCGCATGGCCTACCGCCTTGCTCCGCTCTTGCTTCTGATATTCGGCATAGAGCGCCCGGGCGCGCTGCTTGTCGAGCTGCTCGGCTGACCTGGCCAGTTTCAACTGTTCGGACTTCGCGGCCTTGGTAGCCACGGACTGCCCGCCATGGGCAGCACTGGTCGCCGCCGGCACCTTGATCGACAGCTTGCCGAGGTCGCCGACCAGTCCCTTGACGCTCTTCAGTTGCGACTCAAGCGCAGACAAGGCAAGCGTTGCCGCCTTGGCCGGACCGCTCATCTTGTCGATGAGGTTGAGCGTGAAATCGATCGCACTAGGCATCAGAAAACACGAAAAGCCCGCGGCTCGTCTTTGAGCGCGCGGGCTAGCCCTTGGTGTTCTGCCGGATAAAGACGTTCACCGCAGTGGCAACCTCGAAGGCTGCCGCATAGGCGGAGTCGTTATCCAACGGAGCCCCGAGGAGTTCCATCAGCCCGTACGCAAAGAAGTCGGTGTCGCTTCTTACGCGGGCGTGTATTTTTTTGTTTGAGCTTCGGTGTCGACGCCGGCCAGCTTCAGTACGGCGTCAAGGCATGTCTGCGTGATCCCGGGAGACTTCTCAAGCCACGACTCGAAGATCGGGCGCGACGGCAGGATGACGCACTGGCAAACGAGCGCCTCGAAGGCTTTGGCGCGGGTCTTCTCGTCGAAAAGCAGGGCATTGTAGCGGGCGTATTCGCCACGGCTCGGGGAACGAAAGACAGCGACGCCTTTCTTCGTGCGGACCGCAGTGAACTCGCCGTGCTCGTCTTTGAGCCTCTTCGCCTCGGCTTCGGTGAGTAGCTCGTCAATCCCAACAACCTCGTCAGAGAGGCTGAGCGTACCATCGGACATGCGTTACCCCGTTTCTGTTTGCGAACCTACGGAATATCAGGCGTGAGCGAAACACCGTTCCAGAGGATGCCGCTCGGCATCAGCGTGAGCTTGCGGACGATAGCGTCGCTCGAGCCCGATGACTGCGAGCCGCTTATCTCCGTGATCGTCGCTTGGACGATCGTGTCCTGGATGACAGCCAGTGGGCTCGCATCGATGAGCCCGATGCCAGCATCGTACGAGACCACGATGTCCCAGAACTGAGTCATCGCCTGCTCACCGAGCAGCTGCATCACCTGGTCGAACTCGGATTCTAGGATCGAAAGGTCAGCCTCAAACGTGAAATTACCGAGCGTCTGCCCGAGCGGGAGCGCGCCAGCACCGCGCACGTAGCCGCGGTCGGTCTTCACCGAGTAGTTGATCTCCGTGCAGCCGAGGGTGATATCGCCGGCTAGGCGGATCTCGATGCTGGACCATGCATGTCGGAATCCGTTCGTAAGCGGATATTGTATAGACAACGGATAAGCCTTTCGCTACGCAATCACGCGGCGATAGAAGCGAAGACCGGGTTGACGAAACTGAACGTGTCCGAAACCACCTTCACGTAACCCAGAGGGATCACACTCGTAGTCACAGTCAGCGTCTTCGTAACCGAGATGTTGTCCACGCGCGACACCACGCACTGCGCAGCACTCGCGTCCCCGGTATTCACAACACCGGCGTTCAACTTGGTATTGCACCCGCTCTCGATGCCCAGCGCATCACGCTCGAGAATGAACCCGGTCTTGCGGTTCAGCCGCACGTCGGTGGACAGCAACCGCGTGAAGTAAGCGCGCGAGATCCTGGCCGCCTCGTCCATCACCCGCCCGTACTGGAGCAACGTGAAGTCGCTCGTCGGGTCACACATGATGTTGGGGTTCGTGATGTAGTAGCCGGTGATCCCCGTGAAGCTGGTCACGGTCATGAACCGGTTTGCGTCGAGCCCGGGGTTCAGCTTCTCGTCGTGGTAGACGGTATCGACCGGAACGCCGTTGAGCGGCCCCGTGTTGTTCGTGCCGCCGTAGTTCGGTGAGAGCGCACCGTCAGCAACGGCACCGATGTCACGGCCGATGTTGCGACGCCCCGCGCGCACGATGGCGAGACCACCGATGCTACGACGGAACTCGACCTTGGTGAGCGCGGAGATGCTCCGGCAAGCGCCGGCCGCGACGGAGATGTAGTCGGTCGTGAACGTCCCGTAGTCGGCCGAGATGGCGGCCATCCACTGCGCCTCGGTTTCGCCGCTGTCGGCGATGTCGCGGGCCTCGACGATGAAGCGCACGAACTTCGTAAGCGAAAGGAATTGGACGACCTCGGCCAGAATCGTGTCGGCCTGCGATTTCGAGCAGGCACCGACCACGTAGCCAAGGCCAAACTCGCGCACGTTGATGCGGAGCGCCTCGATCGCAGTGGCCACGTCCGCGGCTGCCCAGGTAGGCGCCGTCGTGGTCGCAGTGTAAGTATCGTCCTCCACAACCGAAGCGGCCGTGAAGTTGAAGGTCATCCCGGTGGTGCCCGAAAGCCCCGAGTAGACCCGATTGGCCGGCATCGTGATCGCGCGGCTGGTGGTCAGGCCGCCGTCAAGAGAAACCGTGAAAGCCGGCTCGGGGTCACTCCCTGCGGTGCCGCTGCTCGTGGGGGTGACGATGATCGAGTAGGCGTCGAATGGCACACCGGTGATGGTCATCACGCTGGTGCCCGTGCCCGTGTGCACTACCGCACTGGCCGCGCCCGGTGTGCTCGTCGGCACCTTGACGAACAGCGTCGGGATGCCCGACTGGATGCACTGCGCGGCGAGGTCGGGTCCGGGGCCGTAGCCGTAGTCGGCGACCAGGTTGTCGCTGCGTCGGTAGGAGTCTTGGACCGTGTTGGCAGTGCCGCCGGACGAGCAGCCAAAGATGGCCACCGTGCCCGCGGGGGAGGGCGCGACGTTTCCAAGCCCGTTACTCAGAATCGTGGCGTTGAAGGAAGGCGTCGGCATTTCAAGAGTCCTTGGTCACAAGAAAGTTCATCGTGCTCATCACGCCGCCCGTCGGAACTCCGGGCGCAATCGCTTGCACGGTTACGTCCGCAGTAACGTCGCCCTGGAGAAGCCAGGTGAAGACGCTCGTGTCGATGCAGCCGCAGGGAAAGTCGATGTCTACGATCGGGATCTGAACGCGGATGCTCATCGTGTAGGCGAGCCCGCGATTGACGATGAGCGCGTTTACGTCGTGCTTGCCGCCCGTGATCACGAGCACTCGACCGAGCCCGCAAGCGCGATAGAGACTCAGAGCCGTTTGGTTGATCAGCGCGTTCAGTACATCGTAGTCTGCGGCTAGCTGGTTCTCGCCAAGCGCCCCGCTGCCCTCGGCGCCCCAGATCCAGATGTCACAGCCGGCCTGGCGCTGCATGTACGAGCGCGGGTTAGCGCCGGTCGTGCTGCCACCCAAGACGGACTGGACGATGTTGCCGTACTCGGGGTCGTTGCGTGGGATGAAGACTACGCGGTTAGGCTCGGCGTTTTCATGCTTGAAAACTTCGCCGAACAGAACGCGAGCCGGACACCCGCTGGACCGAAAGTCATCGCGGACGAACTTGAAAACGTCCGTGAGCATCGGTCACTTGAGGGCCTTAGCGATCGAGGCTTGAGCGGCATCCGCAATCGGTTTCTCCCAAGCGGGCGGGAGCGCATCGCCACTTGGGACAAGCGGGCGAGCCGCCATCTTCACCGTGCGGCCCTGGTGAAAGCCGCCGGGCTTGGGGATGCGGACCGAGACGCCTTTGACGCCCGGTACTACCTGGGAGCCCGAGCGCATGGCGCCCGACTTCTGTAGGTGGCTGGGCGTGCCATCGGCCTTGGCTGTCCATGGTTGTCCGTCTGGCCCCTTGCCGGACTCGTACTCGGCTTGGACGAGGCCATCGACAATCGGCGCTAGATCGGCACTCACCGATTCAGCAGAAAGACTCTCTAGCCCGGCGATCAGCTTCGCCAGCTCGGCGAAACCGTCGGCCACTCACGTCCCCCAGTTGTCACCACCTGGAACGAACGGGGACACCGTGCCGTTTCCGGTGAGCTGGCCGTACCCGCGCTGATTGTTCGTGAACACATCGGGCTGAAGCGATTCGGGCACAGCCTGGATTACCGTGAGAGCCGCTTGGCCGTTCGCTACACGGACGAGCCAGGCGGTGGCATCGAGGTAGCCCTGCCGGATGATGGCGTCCGAGCTGCCACCGGCTACGGCCGGGTTGTAGCCCCGGCGTCGCAAGAGGTACCAGGAAGCGATCTGGCAAACCGCGTCCACCAGTGACGGCGGGTACGGTCGGCTAAGTGGCAGCGAGTACTTGTCGCCCAGGAACGAATCGGCGTAGGCGCTCGCTGTGATGAGCGCCTGAACCCAGGTTGACTTGTCGATCGAGGCCAGAGCTGGGCCGGGTAGGCCGAGATTCTGGAAGTCCTCGATCGAGGCGTACTGCGTGCCGGAGAGGGGCACGGGTTAGAAGCTCGCGTCGCTCGTCGCACAAAGGCTGAGAAACCAAAGTGTTTCCGCAGCACAGCCTCGACCTTCGACGCCGTACAAGAACTGGTGATTCTCGAAGACAGCCGGGTCCGTCGGCGAGATGCGCGGCGTCATGACCGGCGCCTGACGCAGCTGCCAGAGGAATGGCTTCACCGCACGCGTGGTGCAGAGCAGGTACCAGGCGTTCGGCTTGGTCGCGAGCTCGGGGATGATCTTCAGCCCCACGCTGCCCTTCCACACGTTCGTGGTAGGACCGGTACCTGGCGACGTGGTGACCACGAAGTCCGAGTTGACGATCAGCTTGCCCTGGCCAGCCAGCTGCGGAGGAACCACCAGCGTGTCCGGGATGATGCCGAGCGGCTGCCCGTCTGCGCCAACCCAGGCCGACATGGTTTGCCATGCGGTGATGAAGTTGGAGTAGGTGAGCGACGTGCTGACCAACAGGTTCGACTGCGTGGTCGGCGTGTTGACGTTACCGCCGAGGCCGCCGAGGTTGGAGCTACCGGCAACGTCACCGCCGAGCAGCGGGTGGTTGGTGGAGAACTGCGGCACGCCATCGTAGCCGTTCGTGATGGTCGCGCCGACACCGCCGCTCGTGCTCGTGGTGTTGGTGATCCAGCTTGCGATCTGCTGGTCGGGCCACTTCGCCGCCTGCATGCCGGCGTCCACCATTGAGAAGTTGAAGATGCCGTACTGGTCGTCCGACACGTCCCACTTGTCGAGCGCGTAGGTCAGCTCGAAGGGCTTGTTGACGATCGTGCGGCTGTGCGTGGTCACCGCGTTCACGACGCGAGGCCCGAGCCACTGGCGCATGATGGGCAGGCGGTCCATCCAGCCGTACGTGATCTCGCGGCTCGCCGAAGGGATCGTGGTCGCTAGATCGCTGTACCAAACCGGCGTGGTGGTGAGCGCGTTTTGGTAGGAAAGGTTGAAGCCCCTGAACAAGATGTCCAGGTTGGAGGCAGTAATATCCATGACTCAAGTCCTTGAGTTGTAAGAAAGGAGGTTTTGCGGCCCGGGTTACACGTACGCGCCAGCGCCGGTGCCCTGGAAAGGCTGAACCGTGCCGAGCTTCACCCAGACACCGATGCCGACAGGCTCGCTCGTGCCGGTTGCATTCACGCCCACGACGGTGCCAGCTAGGCAGCGCGAACCGTTGGCGGGAGAGATGCGCGAGACAGTGTGGTCGTCGTTCAGCAGACACGCATGGCCGATGTCCGCAACGCCGACGGGCTGCGTCGGATCGTTGTCCAGGAAGAACGTGCCTTGCTGGATCTCGACCTGAAGAGCGCCGCTGGTGGCGCCGGAGGTCACGGAGCCGCCGGGCATTTGAGCGCCCTGATTGCTGAGCACGCCCATGCAGATGAGTGACGCGCCAGTCGAACCGGGGACGACGAAGCCAGCATTGTCCATGCAGACGACGCCACCGAAGTAGAGCGTGGTGGAAGCCTTGACGCCGACGGGGCCGAGCGTGTTGCCGTATTGCCCGTCGAGCTTCTGCGGCGTGAGGCGAGGAGTAGTAAGAGCAGCCATAGTTGTGGTCTCCGAAAAACTAAGAAGTCAGTGCGTTACGCCGCGATTCCGCGCGCGCGGTCGTGTTCGAGCTTTGCCCGGGCGCGCTTATCAGCGAGGAACGCGGCCTCGTTGGCGGCCTTGTCGACGCCGCCCATCAGCTTGCATGCGGCCTTCTCTTCCGCGGTGAGCTGGATGCTCTCCGCGTTGAAGCCGGCGGCGGGCTTCTTCGTCGAAGCGCGGGCCTCGACAACGGTCTCGTGCTCGTCGTCGGGCTCATGCTCTTCGTTGACGGGGCCGAACTTCGCGCCGCCGGTCATCTCGAGGTAACCATCGAGGCCCTCGTGGGTCATCTTCAGCGCCATCACCTTGCGGTCGGGACGGAGCTGGCCGCTCTTGATGAGCGCCGTGACGCGCTGGGCGACGGTCTGCTCGGTCTGCGTGGTCTTCAGCTTGTCCGCGTGGCCCACGACCGCGCCGGCAAGCTTCTTGATGTCCTTGCAGCCGGTGAGTGAGACGCACGCCTCGATGACAGCCTTGGTGGCCGCGCTCTCGTCGTCGTCCTCATCCTCGTCGTCGTTCCCCTTCTTGGGAAACTTCGCCTTGGCCTCGGCCGCGTCGGCTTCCGCCTGCGCCTTGGCTGCGTTCGAGGTGTCGAGTTGCGCCTTGATCTCGGCAAGCTGTGCCTCGAGCTCGGCAATGCGGGCCTTGTACTGCTCTTCGTCCATGGTGTTTTCTCCGGCAGCCGCAGCGATGGCCGCGGGGGAATCGGTAACGGTCAATTCGTCGGTGGTTGCGTCACCGAGCGTCACGTTGTGTGTGAGTTGCTCGAGCGCCGCGGCAACGGGATCGCCTGGTCGCTGCTCTTCCTTGTCGATCTCGTCAATCGCGGCGCGCACGAGATCCTTGATCTCGCCAGCCGTGACCGTGCTCGCCCGGGCCTGCGCATCGATTGATCGCGGCACGTTGCGGAACATCGAGAGATCGAAGTGAGCCGCGAGCTTTGCGTTCGGGCTCTGGATCAGCGAATCGGCGAACCCGTAGGCAAGCGCCTCGGTGCCGGTCATCCACTTCTCTTCGTTCATCAGCGAGCCGATAAACTCCCGACTCCTGCCGCACTTGGCGCAGTAGATGTCGAGCATCATCTCGCGCATCGAATCGAGCACGTCGGCCTGGTGCCGAAGCTCGTCGCTGCCGCCCTCGATCCACCCGTACGGATTGTGGATCATGAGGTACGAGGTCGCCGGCATCTCGAGCCGGCCGGACATGGCAATCACCGAGGCAATCGACCCCGCCAGTCCGTCCACTTGGCAGGTAACCTCTGCCGTGTGGTTCTTCAGGATGTTGTAGATCGCGAGCCCCTCGGTGACGATGCCGCCGCCCGAGTTGATGCGAACACGGATCTTTTTGGCCTTCGGCGAGGCGCTCAGCGTGTCGAGAACCGACTGCGCGCTGATGCCGCCACCGAAGAGCGGGTCTGCGCCGATGCCCTCGTACAAATCGAGCTCAAGGCTGTCTGAGCCCTGGCCGCGAAGGTTGAAGCCGATCGGCATTGGTTCTTGGCGAAACGCTGCGCAGCGTCCCGAAAAAGATGGCGAGAGTGAGCGCCGCTATCAGCGTCGCCGCGAGCACTACTTGGCGCGCAACGCGTTCACGAGATTCACGGTCTCGCGGAACGCGGGGGCCAGCTCGACACTGCGCGCGTGGACCCAGCCCTCGGGCAGCTGGCAGGCGTCGCAGAGCGCGAACTCTTTGCGCTGGACGTTCAGGAACGCGCCGATTTCATCGTAGTTGGCCACGTTCGTGGTGGCCGTCACCGTGCGACACGCGATGGCGCCGCACGGGCACTTGTTCCGCAGACGCGGGTCCATGAGGAGCCATGCGAGGTCGCCAATAGCACCACGAAGCATGCCGACCTCGGCACGCAGGGATTCCAGATCCGAATCGGCCGAGCGCGCGGGGGCCTGATTGCGAACCTGCGCAGCGTTTTCCTTGCTCATCCCGTGCTCCAAATTCTTAGGGTGGCCGTGCCGCCTGGACCAGCCGAGATCTTGAGACCCTTGGCCCCATGCGGCGCCTGCTCGGGGAGCGTCGTCCGGGTGTTGGCGAACAGCACGCCGCACTGGTTGATCGCGGTGGGGCCGAAAACGCCCATCCCCGCGTCGGCTCGAGCGCCAGTCCCGAAAGTCGCGAACGAGTAGTAGATGTTGCCGACTTCGGCCGCCAGCATCAGCGGGTTGTCGCTGTTGACCGCGGTGCGCAGGTCTGAGAGCGCCGGGTCGGAATCGATGTTGAGGCAGGTGCCACCGGTCGGCACGTTCACGAGAACCGTGATGTGCGGCGGACCGGTGGGACCGTACTCGCCCGGGGCGAGCTGGATGAGTCTGATGCCTTCCACTGGTCTACCTTGCTGGGATCACGCGAACGGCATCGGACGCTGCGGCCAGCGCCTCGAGTTGCGCGACATCTTCTGCGACTTCGCGCTTTGCCGAGTCCCAGCGGTCACCGCAACGCAAGCGCATTTCGACGGCGTGCTGCTCAGTGAAGCTCGAGAGGCGCACGCTCTTGAAGTACGGCTCGGAAGAGACCATCACCGGTGGGCCGCGGTACCCACGTAGCGCGAAGAGCGGTACGACTTGCTCTGACGGCATCCGGTCGTTCGGGTACTGGTCACTCGGCGGCTGCGTCTTTGCCAGACTCAGAATCTTTTGGATCCACGTCTCCGCCGTCGCCCACATCGGTCTTGTCGTCGCCCTTTGCTGGGGTCTCTAAGTTGTTCTTGGCAGCCTCAAGGCCAGCCATTGTCGCGTCCTGCTCGGCCTGGTGCTGCTCGATGGGCTTGTTCGCCTCAACGTCAGCGCGGAGTGGCACGCCGTAGCGCTCACCTGCGACCTTACGGTCCACCGGCCACCCGGCAGCTTCGAGCGGAAGCAGCCCCTGCGCAACGGAGACGAGGACCTTGCCTTCCTTCTCCTGGTCGCTCTCGGTCGACGCGAGCGATGCGGCAGGGGCTAGCTTCGGATTGCCGTAGTTGAATCCGCAGAACGGCCGGATGATGCGAAGGCTGACCGCTGCCGCCAGCTTCCGCCGGTCTGCAATCGCGTAGTCGCTGTCCTCGTCGCGGTGCGCATCCGCAGCAGCGAACGAGCCGCCGTCAACTTCCGTTGTGAGATTGGTCCCTCGGATCGCGAGGGTGATGCTGCGCTCGCACTGGGCGATGAGCCCCGGGAACGACTTCCACGCCTGATCCTTGGCCTCGAGCAGCTGCACGTCGAAGCCGACGCCGGGGCCGCCATCTTTGTTCGTCTGCTGCGGCAGCGAGAACATCGACTCGGAGCCGAGTCGCTGGATGCTGGCGAAAAACCTCGCCTTGTCGCCAGCCGGCGCCTGCGCGGGGATCAGAAGCTTCTTGATCGGGAGGCCGTGGACCTCGGAGTACCTGCCCCAGTCACGTAGAGCGAACTGGCGGACGACCCAGGGAATGCTGCAGCTCCGCACGGCGCCGCGGATCCATCCGCGATACGAGCCCCACGGGGCGTACAGGAACCACTTCGGGTCGTTCTCGTCGATCTCCAGTATCCCCTTGTCCTGGGTGACGACCACGTACTTCCGGAGGTCGATTCGGTAGTAGATGTAGAGCGGGTGCCACAGCTTGAGCCGCGGGACCCACAGGTCGTCCCTCGCTTCCCAGATCAACTCGCACAGGGCGAACCCCATGAAGATCGCCCAGAGCAGGATCTGCTCGGTGATCTCCTCGGTCAGAATCTCTGGCCAAAGCTCTTGGATCTCTTTCGCTTGCCGCTTGCCACCCTTGGCCGGCTCGAAGTTCCACTCGCACTTGGTGACTCCCTTGATGCGTCCGTTGGCGGCCGCTTGGATGCGGTCGTCGGCGAGCATCGAGTCAACGAGGATCGCCGACTGCTGGAAGTTACCGAGTACGTGTCCCTGGACGGCGTTGCGGATGGTCCGGATCGACCAGTCCTGCCAGATGCTTACCGGGAGGTCTTCGTACTCTTCGGTCGGTGGCTTGGGACCGAGGTCACCGCCTGCGCCCGGCAGCGGCTTGTCCTGGGTGAGCCTGGTGGCCTTACGCGCCAGCTCCTCGCTGCTCTGGACGAAAGACTCGCCGGCCGCACGGATGCGCCAGAGTGCCGCGCCAGCGACTCGCTCGAAAAGTGATGCCATGGGGCGCGCTATCGGCGCCCTGCACTAGGAGGGCTCGTCGTCGTAGTAGGCCGCTTGGGCGAATCCGAAGATGATGCCAAGCACCACGGCCGCGGACTGCGTTTCCTCGCCGAGCACGTACCAGCGGTCGTCGTGGGAGTAGCTGAGAACGGGTGGTGACTCGTCGCACTCACACGAGCACTCGGTGATCATTCAGTCGCCGGTGATGACGTAATCGACGTAGCCGTACGTCGTCTGTGCGGCCGTCAGCTGAATCGTGAGCGCGCCGAGTGGGGAAGGACTGGGCGTCTTCGGGTTGCCGTAGAGCAACACGCCGCCGTCGGTGAGCGGTAGGCCCGTCGGGTTCGACTGCATCTTCAGCAGCGCAGCCGTGCCGATACTGCTCTTCACGTAAAAGGCATTCGGGTTGCCAACGCCGCCGAGTGGCAGCGCAAACGTGGCGCCCGAGCTCGAGCCGCTCGGAATGTCGAGCGTCCCGAGAGAGCTGGCAAGGTACGAGCCCACGGAAACGATGTCCGTATTGACCGTCCCGCCACCGGGCGCGGTGTAGTTCAGCGAAGCGCTAAGGCTAACTTGAGGCATTGGTCACCAAGTCTCTAAAGGTTTCGGAGCAGCTGCGGCGAGCTGGTCGATGTAGGTCCAGTCGGGGTTCGCCCACATGTCGCCGCCGAGCATCAGCTCGGTGAAGGCCCACACAAGTGCGTCCATGCGGTCCGGGCTCTTCGTGGAGAACGCGGGGTCCCACGTGACCATCTGGTCTTCTAGCTGGGCGAAGCAGCCAACGTGGTGGATGCGGCCCTGCTCGTAGAGCGCAGCGATCGGCTCAGCTCGCACGGTCTTGCCGCGGGAGGCGCGAACCTTGGTGACCGCGAGATTCGGTCCCGCAGTCCTGATGTTCGCTTCCACGAGGTCGCCACCGTTGTTGACCTCGGCGATCACCCGGTCGGCTTCGTGCCGGCTATAGACGCCCAACACCTGCTGCGCCCACTGATTCGGTGTCGCCGCCGTCATCGACGCGTCCTCGATCACGTAGCCGTGACCGTTCACGCCGATGCCGGCGCATATGATGCCGGTCTCGTCGCTGTCCTCGCTGGACGAAACGGCCGGGTCAACCGCAACGATCACCCGCTGCATTGCGGGCATGTCGCCCGACTTGATGCGCAGCTCCTCGATGCGCCCGCGCTTCCAGAGCGCCCCGGGAGCGTCGTCCAAGACCTCGCCGTCGAGCTCCTGGCGACCTAGCCGGGTGCCCTCGTACTTCTGGACAATCTGCGCCAGGAAGGTCGGCGCTAGGTTTGATCGGTTATCGGCGGTGCGGCCCCGGGAGACCACCACGTCGCGGCCCTCACGCTTGAGTAGCCCGCGGATGATCTCCGTCGGTCGCGGGGTGGTCGCGATGACGGCGCGCGGATGCTTGCCCACGCGAAGCGAAAGCATCGCCTGGTCCCACGCTTCGGGGTAGCGCCAGGCGGCCAGCTCGTCGGCGACGAAAAGGTCGATGCCGGGACCACGGAAACGGTCAGGCTCGTCCGCTGAGTAAAGTCTTGCCCTGGCCCCGTTCGGCCAGGTGAGCCGGCTTTTGCTGGGCTCATAGGTCGGTCGGTTCCACTTGCGTGAGACCGCAAGGAACCCGCTCACGCCCTCAACGAGAACGTCGCGAACGTCGGCTGCGGTTGCGCCGGCGATGCCGATGCGTCCCGCCCTGCCAGACTCAACTTCGGACTGAACGAACTCGACGAGCGAGCGCGTATTGTGCGTCGGGATCATGGACCGCGACGCGAGGAAAAGATGACTCGGTGAGTCGACCTGGATACACCGTACCGGCACTGACGGTCGAGGCCTGATCTCGGTTATGTACCGACGGTGTACTCGGTTCGCTTGCCCCTTGCCCGAATGCTGCCTTGCTAGCTTTCGCTGCAACCGAAAAACTTGGGTATGCGGGGTGAACGTGGTTCGGTACCGAGGCCCACAATCTCGGCCCTTTAGAGTTGCGCGCTCTTCGCGTAACGTCGGCTTGAAACCAAGCGAGACACAGAGTTCAAAGAAGCCATCGGCTAGCGCCTTGCTTACTACCAAGAATTCGCAATGCCCAGACGGCGTAACGCTCCCATCCGTGTCCATTAGGCCCTGAAGCAGGGCCAGCCTCTGACCGGCCGAGGCTCGAAGGTAGGTCTGCGGGATGTGCTTGTTCTTCCGCACGCCAAGTCCACGGAGCTTTCGAATGAAGCCGCCGTCCGCTTGGCCAAGTCGATATCGTACGGCCCTCGATCTGATATCTTTACGAGGCGGCCCCACTTCACAGCCGGCAGCTCTCAGGAGCCCTGGCAATTCGCCATCCGCACTCGTGACCGTCGGATCACGGGAATCACCGTCACCCAGCCAGACTCCGAAAACGTACGGATCGATCGGCAGTGCCGCGGCAGGAAGCTGCAATTCCTGCGTCAAGTCAATCGAGTGGTTTCGCTCGCGACCGCCGTATAGAAGCGTCTCACGGATCTGCTCGGTGGTGACAATAGAGGCGAAAAGCCTAGGCCTGCACTGTGTCCGCTCAGTCCTGCTGCTTGCGCCGCGAATCCTTCGTGTTTCTGCTTTGCGTACCGCGTGCGTCTTGGTCAGCCACTGATGCTCAGCATCCGCGACCATCACCGTTCCGTCATCGAAAACTACATCATAACAGACGTGGTCTTGCATGACCTGCGTGACGAAAGTCACACGACACGGCTTTCCGCATTCATCGAAAACAGTGTCGCCAACGGCAACCTGCCCCATCGTGGTCCAGCCGCTCGGAGTCGGTATCTCCACGGCGCAGCTTAGCGCTTTACCGAATCCGCGTCCAGCGAGGAGAAGCCAGATCGTCCACCAGTCACCCGGCGGCGGAAGCTGGTTCGGTCGTGCCCAGAATCCCCATTCGCATGGGCCAAGCGGGTCGGTGCCGAGTAGCTCTAGCTCCGCCTCACTCAGGCTTACTATCGCCGCCGCTCGTTGCTCCGGCGGTAGTGCCAGTAGCCGCGAGGCCAGCGATTCGCTCGAGGAGTGCGCCCCTTGCATCGATCGCGATCGGCGCCCCGTCGGCGCCAGTCAATTCTTTCTTTTCGGGGGCGTATAGGCCGAGCAGCTTGGCTCGCTGGTCTTGAATCTTGACCAGCCGGTCGAGCGCTTTCAGCTGGAGCTCGTCGCCGTCTTCAGCTGTCGGCGCGCTGGTCAGCACTGCCTCGACGACGCTGAGCGCTCGCTCGAGTCTGGCAAGCTCCGTCCCGCGTTCGGCCTGGATGTACTCCTGGGCCTCGTCCGCGATCTCGGCCATCGCAGTCCGCACATCAAGGTGCGCAGTAGCGAGCCCGATGCCGAGCGTATCGGCGATTTCCTGGAAGCCTTTGCCCTTGGCCCGCAGCTTCACCGCCTCGGCACGCCTGAGCGCGATTCGGTCCTGATCAGCTGTCGTTGGTCGCCCACCCTTTTCGGTGGTCATGTCTTTTCGGGTTCAGCTGGTCGGTCAAACTTCGACCACCGGTGTCCGCCCACCGTCCCGCTCAACCCACTGCCCGAACACCGTCCGGATCGCCTTAGCCTGCCTGGCCTGCCCGTCCGTGTGCTCCTGATGCGGAACACCGAGCCAGATGGCCACGTCGACCGTGAGACCTGCTCGCAGCGCATTGGCCGCCTTGACTCCCTCGAGCACGAAGGCCGGGGTGTCTTTGAGCGAATCAGCGATGATGGCCCCGCCACCCGTCTGGGGCAGGATGCCGATGAAATCGTCGGTGTGCACCACGTCACGGCCGTCGGTGGCCGTGTTGGCCAGCGTCGTCTTCCCACACCGGGCTGGACCGCAGATGGCCACTCGGGGCAGTGCGAGCGCTTCGGCTACGGTCATGCCGTCTCGTCCGGCAGCTCGTTCTCGGGTAACCGGGAAAGCTGCCTGGAGATCATTAGCTCGCCGATGGAGACGCGCAGCGGCAAGTTCGATTCGCGCCAGCCGTGTGGTGTCGGGCGTGGTGCTTTGCGGGTGACCGGGCGCGTTGTCGCGTTCCGGCCGCGGTAGGCTTGGGTGGCTGGGAGGGTTTGGGCGGCCGGGGTCATGCCACGAGGGCTACGGTTTTGGTCACGAGCAGGCAGACTTTGCCGGCGTCAACGCCCGCGGGGACGTGGTGAGTTTTTGAAGCGCAGGCTGGGCAGAGGACCGTATGGCAGTCCGAGCAACTCATGCCTGAGCACTCGCCCTTGGCCTTCAGGTCCACCCCGCACTCGCCGCAGTACCAGGTGAGCCATGCCCAGCCGGTTGGGTGGTGGCGGAGTGTCAACATGTCTGGTGAGCGGGAGCGTGCACGCGCGGGGCTCCTAACCCCCTAATCGGCGCACGTGGGCGCACACATTGCCTACACCGGGATACCTATCTTGGTTGCCGCCTTGGCCGACCACTCGGCGTAGCGCTCCATGATCTTCTGCAACGCGGCGACATGTAAGCGAATGTCGTCTATTTCTGGGAGCGCGATCCCGTCCGACTTCTCGGCGGACAGCGACTCCAAAACCGCCTTCATGGGCACCAGCCAAATTCGTCTTTTGCTGTGCGTGCCCCGTCGGAGCCGTGACTTGAACTTCCGGTACACGTTGGAGCGGTGACGGCCAAGGATCGCGGCAGCCTCGGCCAGGGTCAGCTCGGCCGGGAGGCGTTTCGGGTCGGTGGCTTTCAATCGTCCTCGTCGCTCGGGAACGAGACCATCAGGCCCGAGAACACGAGGTCGAATCGGCGCAAAACCTGCTCCATCCGGTTTACGGGGCCGAGCTTTCCGACCCGGCTTGCCGCTACCGCATAGGCTTCCTGGGCCAGTTTCAGGAACTTGGCTCCCTTTGGGGCCGAGTCGTCGTACTTGGTGGCCGTGGCTCCGTACGCAGCGCGTAGTGTCATGCTGGCGGAAGGCTGCTCTTTCTTCCCATCGCAGATGTACGGCATGTGCCGATCGGCCTCCTGAAGCCGGCGGTACACCGTCGCCATGAAGTAGTGGCCGGCGCCGCCGGAGTACTGGTGTGCCCTGCCAAATGGGTCGGAGCGGGCCCCGCCCTCCGCGTTCATGCTGGGGACCCGAGGCTCGTAGCCGAAGTACTCGCCGACTTCGTTCGCGAGGTCCATGCCCCAGGTTCTGCGCTTGGGTTTCTCTGACTTGACGACCGGTACCAGCCCGGTGGTCATTGATTGGGAATCCATGCTAGCTTGCCCTTCCAGAACCCGCCGCCAAGCAGTTCTAAGGGCCGCGCTAGTCTTCCGTTGACTTCGCGGCCTTTCTCATATTCGCCGCAGCCATTGCTCGGCGCCCGAAGAACTCGACTATCCCCTGGGCGCCAAGCCACTCAAGGCCAACGCGATCGGACTTCCTGGAGTTGCAGAGCGCGCATGCGGGCACCACGTTGCTTTCGTCCGTCACACCGCCGGCTGACACCGGCACCACGTGCTCAAGCTGTAGCGGCCATACCCTGAGCCCACAGTACGCACAGCAGCCTTGATGCGCCCTAACCATGCGGCGCCACGCCTCGGGCGTCAGGTCTCCTCCTGCGCGGAGATTGTTGATGCGTACCTGAGCCTCAGATCCAGTGAAGCGCGGACCGGGCTTGTTCTTGCGAGCCGTACCATCCTTCTTTTGGATGTGGGTCGTGATGTCCCTGTACACCTCGGCCACCAACCTTGCCTCGTCTGTCGGGGTGGCGCATTCATCGAATAGGTCGTCGACCGTCTTTTCATCGTCGCCCTCTTCTTCTGGGTACGCAGGGTAAAAAAGATTGCTTCTGATCATATCCGCTGCACCGAGGCCAGCTCGGTGTCCTTTCACTTTCTCCGTCTTCTTCCCGAGCGCCCGCCAAGGTGCTCGAAAGGCCCGCCCTAACCGGTGGGCTTTTCTATTTCACCCACTCCCCCAGCCTCTCCCTCGCCATCCTCTTCGCCTTCTTGCTGCCGTGCTTCTCCACGCTAAAGCTGGTGCACCGGGCCTTCCCGTCCCGCATCCTAGCCCACACCTGCCAGTGGTCGTGAGGCCGAGCTCGCTGCACTTTCCAGACGCGCTTGACGTAGCCGTAGGGGCGAGGGATTTCGGGGGTCATCGCTTCACCATCCCCACCGGCTTCAACGGCTTCACAAACTCCTCCAAGACCGGCGGCTGCCGCACCACCCGCCCACTCACACTCCCCCAAGGCACCGCCGCAGCGTTGAAGCTTTCCCCATTCCGATACCCCGTCCCCTTCTGCTTCGGCCGCTTCGCCTTCACGGCGCTACTCGGCGGGCGGCCGAGATCGCTTGGCACCGGGGCGGGCTCGGGGTCGATGCCGGCGTCGAGGTGGGGGAGGGCGTCGGGGTCGATCATGGTTTCCCCTTCTCAAACTTCTCCCGCAGCCGCTAGAATTCCCTGCGCTCGCGCTCCGCGGTTTGCTCTAGGCGTTCGCGCGCGACCGCGTTTCGGTGCGCCGCGTAATCGTCCTCGCTGATAATGCCTCGGTTTTTCAGGGCGTAGATATGATCGCCGTCGAGTTCAGGCTCCTCTAGGTAGTGGCTCCCCTCGTATCCGCTGTTGGAGGCGACCAGCGCGAATGCGTCATCGAACTCAAGGATCAGTTCCTCATCGTAACCAGTGGTCGTCGACGCTTTCACGATCCTCTTGCCAACGCAATCCGCAAGCCTCACCCGCGGCTTGCTTGTCTTCGGAAACGGAATCACCTCCCCCTCCGCTTCCCCTGCTCGTCTTGCGAGAGGCAGGACGCCGCCAGCGCGACCAGCTCGCCGAGCGAGCAGAGGCTCTCGTACGGTCCGGGGAGCGCGGCGACCCGGGAATTCAGCGGCCAGCCTTCCGCGCGTCGCAGCACCTTGGCGGCGATGGTGCTCACCCGATCGCTGGTCTCCTTCCTCGGCCGGGGCCTGGTGGGGCGGCTGGGTTTGGGTTTCTTCTTCATGGTTCTTCCTTCCAAAAGTACGCGAGGCAGGTCAATGCGAAGTTGAACACGCATGCAATCGTGACGAAGATCGCCACCGGGTCACGATGGGCGCCCCTCTCGTCAGCGGCGACCATTGCGGAGAGCATCCCGACCATGAATAAGGTGCTCGTCTCGGTGAGGAATTCGCTGCGCCTCACGTTCCGCTCCCGTCGATGTACGCAATCAGCGCACTCAGCGCCGTCGTGATCTCAACCTGCCAACCCGACCCGGGTAGCACCGTGTTGCGAACCTGCCCGTCCACGAATTCGCGCGCCGACTTCTTGCCGCCTCGAACGAACGCGTCCTGGTCACCAACGTTCAGCCCGGTGACCACTGCGCCGCTAATGCCTGGCACCGGCCATTCCCTCCCGCGCGAATCGCGGCGGACGGGATCGGGTGGCACCGGGTCGACCGTGCGGTTCAGCTCGGGATAGTCGTCTGTTGCGGCGCGCGGGATGGCGGATTCGGAGGGGAGCGGCTGGTTGGGCCTCGCAAAATGAATCGCGGTCTCGCCGGGCCCGAACTCAGCACCGAGCGGAACGGTGAGCGCGGGCACGTGCACGTTCTTCGGCCCAGCTATCAGTTCGGAAATCTCGTGCTCCGGCGGGTTGAAATCCACTGCCATCTCGCGCACACGAACCCATCCGAGGTCGAGCATAGCGTCGGTGTCGGGCTCCCAAATCTCCGTAACGCCAGAGTCGTCTCGAACTTCGATGAAGAGGGATCGCTTGGTGGTCAACGCTTCTCCTTGGCGCACTCCGGGCACACGCCATCGTCGGGGCGGTCGGAGCCGCAGTCACATTCCTCGATGACGCGCATCAATCGGCGACCCGTCTCCATCCCTCGGGCGCGCCCTCTCGCTGCTGGACGACCTCCCAGATCGCACCGAGCCCGCACAGTCCGACCGTCTCGTGCGTGTCGAACGAACGCTCGTGCACCGCGTGGAGCACATCCAGTTCACTCACGAGGTAGCAGACCATTGGATCGGCGCCTTAGTACATCTTGGCGCCGGCGGCATCGACGATATGGTGATGGCCGGTCTCAGAGTGCCCGACGATGAGCCGCCCACCATCCTCCTTCGCTGCCTTCGCGCCACCCGGCAACTTGTCGATCCTCCTGAACGCAACATCGCCCTGGAATCCGCACTTCGTAATTTGCTTCATGTTCTTGCCTCTCGGTTTCTGATGTCTTCTTCTGTAAATCCTGGGTATGTCCAGGCGTTCGCTTGCAAGGCCGTCCGCATCTCGCGCGGCACAGGCAGAACGAATGACCGCTTCGTGCCGCACTGCACGCGCAAAAACTTTTCGTTAGGTGCGTCTGGCAAGTTAACCTCAAGCAACTCACCAACTTCCGGGTCGCGATCCTGATCGATCACTTTAGCGTCAAGCTTCGCCAGGATCTTGCTCCAGCCAATCAGTTCCGCCGCCGCTCGTCTCTGCTCGACGTTCGGCCAGTTGAGCGCGAGCTCCGGCTCGAGGTCTGCGCCCTTTTCGATCCATTCACTCGGCACACGCGTCCCGTTGACCGCGTAGATCGCCCAGCCGTCCGGGTACATTACCGCCGGCCCGGTCGCACAATGCAATCGACCAGCTGCGTTCCGCACGAGGACAGAATGCCGCTCGGACACCCAACAAATTCCGGCGTGAGGAATCGCCCAACCAGCTGACTCGCAGAGTCCGGTTAGGCCAAGCAGCGGCGCCGTGCTCTTCTTTAGCGCTAGCGCTTCTCGGAAGTATGCGTAGAAGCCCAGCCAGTTCGCGTCATGCTGCCCATATACGCTGGCCCGCACGCTGTCCCACACGCTGGCCCGCACGCTGGCCCGCACGCTGGCCCCCACGCTGGCCCACACGCTGTCCCGCACGCTGTCCCGCACGCTGTCCCACACGCTGGCCCCCACGCTGGCCCACACGCTGGCCCACACGCTGGCCCGCACGCTGGCCCGCACGCTGTCCCCCACGCTGTCCCCCACGCTGGCCCCGATCTCTTTGATCATCCGCTCATCGAGCACGATCGCGCGCACTAGCCCCTGCGACATCGGCGACCCGCACCACACGATCTTCTTCGGGGGCTCCAGCTTGGCAGCTCGGTACATCGACCGAATCGATCGCTCCGCCTTGGGGCGATCCGCCGGTTCCGTGCACAGACCGATCTTCGTCCAGCGTTCGACGAACTCGGGGAAGCGAGCGATTTGTTCTGGCGTGAGCGACTCGATCTTTTTCATCGGCTTCTCTTCTGGTCTTGTAGGTCGGAGCCGCAGGGGCATTGCTCCAGGAGAGTCACTTGGTCGCCTCTCCGAGTTTCGCGAGCGACCGCCCCAGGTTTGCCCGGGCCTTCCGCTCCCACCGTGTGCGCCCGTAGTCCGTCATGTAGATCCATGGCCGCGCAGCGAAGCGCCTCAGGATGACGGCTCGGGCGGTAGCGAAAAGCAGATCGGGAACGTGCGCCCACTCCTCGCGCACGAGTTGTTCGTACCGGTCGAACGCTTCCTCGTTGGCGCCAAGGATCGAGAGGTCGGCGTCGCAGATGATCGCCTCGTCGTGACGCAGGGGGACGCGGTCGTGAGCCGTGGCCACCACTAAGCGCGCAACCGTGGCACATTCCACATACCCCAGGCCGGCCGCTTGCGCTGCCCTTGACGCTTCGTTGCCGCTCACCTCTTCGTCGGTGGGCTCACCGGCTGAAACCCAGTCGTGAAACCAAAACGCCCAGCGGATCAGATCCCACTCGCGCGATTGAAACTTGGCGCCACGCGTTCTGTCCTCGTCGGCCATGTCGTCGATCCGCTTCAGCCCCCAGCCGATGTGCTCCAGCGTATGATAGCGGCGCATCGGCGAGGAGTAAGCCGCCTCGATCCGATCGAACAGCATCGGGTCCGGCTCGGTCAACGGACCCACGAGATCGCGGACCAGCTGGTTGAATTGCTCGCGCGTCGCTTTCATCGAATCGAACTCCTGGCCATGGCCCAACCGACTGCGGTTGGCGGGAACCGAGCGATCGGAACCAGCGGTCCGGTCAGGTCGCTAAAATGCGGGTCGAGAACGGATGCGGATCGCAACCGCGCCTCGTTGGCCTTGTAGACCGCTAACTTCCTCCCTCCGTAGCTCGCCGCGTCCGGGTAGCGGATCTCGGCGACGCAATACACGCCAACCTGCTCGATATTCAGAATCTCGAAGCGGCGCGGGTTTGGATCGCCAGGCTCGGGCGTTCCGGATATGAGACGATCTGGGCTGCTGCTGCCGCCGAAAAGTCTTAGGCCCATGATGTGTCCTTCGCGCTGACCGAGCCGCAGGGGCAGAATTCGAGGAGGTGGATCAAAGCGTTTCCTTCGCGCGATGCAGCTCGTTCCAAGTCTTGCCCAGCCACGCGTAGAACAAGGCTGCGCAGCCGTGGCACAGGTCAAACGGGGCCCTCTCGCAATCGGTGAGACCGATCTCTCCTTCGTGGCCGTCGCGGGTGAAAACGTGGCCGCACCGGTCGCACGAGCTGGTGGTCTTCTTCACTTGGCCCCTCCCACCTTCACCACCCTAACCGCATACCCCATCACCGTCCTGTGCGTGTCGAACTGACACGCGGCGGTGACGTGGAGGTCGATGGCGCCGGAGTTGGGGCGGGTGGCGATGAACCAAGGGTCGGCATTGTATCTTGCACCGAGCGCTTCGGCGGCGGTGGTGAGTTTTACTGTGCCGGTCACGATCCGTACCTCCGGTCGTCGTCCTCTTCGGGGTTCCAGGTGTTGGGATGGATGCCCTCTCTTGCGCACTTCTCCAAGTACCTGCGCTCCACGTCGTCGTCGCTCTCGAAGCTCGCGAAGTCGCTGTTCCAGAACAGCTCCACGATCCGATTGCGCGGCCCGTTCTTCACCTTGTCGACGAATAGGCACTTCGTCCCCACCGGTAGAATCTTACCGCCACCCATGTCGAGCGGTGCCGTCGGCTCGAAGCCCAAGACGATGACCTCGGCCGCGTGCGCCATGTCGCGGCACTCGCGGATGTTGTCGCGCGTTGGGATCTTCGTGTTCTCGCCCGTGGTGAGCTGCGAGAACAGTACGCCGCTGATCTTCGCGTCCTTGATCACGTGGCGTAGCACGCTCGCGATCTCGCGGAACTTGACGCGCTCGTCCTGGAACCGGCGCTTGCTCCGGAACTCCTGCACGTAGTCGAACGCCACAAGATCGATTCGGTGCTCCTTGATGATCTTGCCGAGGTGCCCCGCGAGGTCCTCCACAGGATACCGGCGGGCATCGACGAACACGGGCAGCTCCTCGGCCGCGACAACCACGTCGGCGACGCGCCCTGACTCGTCATCCTCGAGCTTCTTGTCGCGATACCGCATCGCATCCACGCGAGCGCGGCGCACCATCAATCGGTCGCCATAGACCTCCTCGGTGTCCTCGCTGGAGACGATGAGCACGCGCTTGCCCGCCCGGATGTTGTCGTCCGTGAACGCAACCAGGAAGCTCGACTTGCCCCACGAGGTCGTCGCGCCGAACAGCCAGGTGAAGCCGGGACGAAAGCCGCCGGTGATGGCGTCGAGCGCCTTATGCCCGGTGCGGCATTGGACCCCCGGCGCTTCCTTCAGCTTTACCACCGAGGACTCGAGCAAATCCTTCACGGTGAGCACGCGCGGCACGTTCAGCGCGAGCGGGCGGACGTTCGCTTTCGTGTCCGGCAGCGGCTTGCCCGCGGCGTGAAGGTCCGCTTGGTCTTCGCTCATGCTGCCTCGGGCTCCTCGACGGTCCAGCGGAACACCTGCGCGCGATGCTTGACGCTCTGCTCGATGGCGTCCGCGTAGCGATTGCCTGCGCTATCCAGGTGCGTGAGGATCGTGATCTCCGAGCCGTAGGGAACGCGCTCCGCGAACTCAGCTGTCCAGCTCCCCGAGCCGACGCCGACGATGACCTCGCTCGGGAACGTGATCGAGCGCACGAGCCAATCGGGCTCTCCCTCGCAGAGAACAACCGAGCTCGGGGACAGGTCGCCGCGAAGCCACCGTTGCGCCCGCTGGTTTGCGAGCACGAGAGCGGACGCGCGAAATCCGACCGGTGGCACGCGCTTCGGCGTCAACGCTTCCCCGGTCACCAGCCACGCGCGGACGCTCCGCATTTGGCCGGCGGCGTCGTACACGGGGACGACCACGCGGTGGCCGCTGAGGTTCCAGTTGCGACCCCTGTACTTTGCCCAGCCGGGCACCCGCTCGTGGTGCGCGCCGGGATGGATCACCCTGGCGAGGTCGTGCCGAGCAACGGTCGCCGGGTCGATGCGCCGGCCCTCGAGCATGCCCATGGCGGCCAGGTCTTCGGTCACCGGGATGCACGAGAGCCACAGGTCGAGAACGTCACCGAGCGGCGGGTAGTCGCGCTCCGGCTCGGGATCGGCTTGCTGTGGCACCACGCGCCTCGCTGGCGCCGGTTTGCCTCCCCGGACTTGCTGGGCGTCGTCCGCCATGCCGGCGGCATCCAGGGCGGCGGCCAGGACGGACCGAAACTCGCGCGCCGGGTCGAGCCCGTTGACGGCGGCCACGAGGGTCAGGAGGTCACCGGTCCACTCGCACCCGTGGCACTTCACGGCCAGCGTTTCGCCCCGTCGGTGAAGCGAGCACGAGGCCCGGGACTCTTGGTGCACCGGGCAGCTCACGAGCGCGTAGGACCCGCCGTCGTGGGCAACCTTGAGCCCCAATGCCTTGGCCACAGCGAGTGGCCGCGAGAGGCGCTGACGGACTTCGCGCACGAGGTCGCGGTCGGTCATAGGCCCTCGGCTCCGAAACGAACGCCGGCTGGGAGTTCCATTTTGGGCATGCCGTCGGAATCAACGTCTGGTTTTTTTGGTTTTTTGCTGGGGTCACGCCAATCGCCAGTGACGGCAGCGGCGAGGCATTTGCGCCAGCTGACCAGCGTCCGAAGATCGGCTTGGTCAGCAACGGCCTTGGCCACGAACTTTTGGGTAATGGCAACGATCGCCCATTCTGGAACCGAGATCCCGCCGGTAGCCAACGTCGCGATCTGGGCCTCGGAAAGCTGCAAATCGGCCGGGCATGGCTGCGGCTGCTCCGGATCCGGAGCGGTAGTGGCAGGGAGTGGAAGGGCAGGGGGAGAGGAAGCGGAAGGGATCCCCGCGCCCGTGTGCGCGCGAGGGGGCGAAGAATCATCACTCTTCGGCAATTCTTCGCCCGTCTCACTCGCGCTTTCTTTGCCACCAGTCTTCGGTTTTTCTTCGCCCGAAGACTTTCGTTTCTTCGGTTTCTTTTTCTCGTAGCTCTTCGCTGCGCGAGCGCGCCCGTTTTTCCGCTCGGCCTCCACTTGCTCGCGGCTTTGGTTCCATTTCGTGAATTCGTGGATCAGGTAGCCGCCCGGCGCCTTGTCCCACAGGCCCACCCTTACGAGCGCCTTGGCCAGCTTGGTGGCGCTCATGAACGGGTAGAGCAAGCCGAGCATCCGCTCCGGGATGAAACCGTCACGCGCCGGCTGCCGGTTCGCGTACATGAGCCCGCACGCCCAGAGCCAACAGGCTTCAGCCCCTGCGTCGAGTTGCTTGCGGTGCTCGTTCGCGCGGTCATCAATTTTCGCCCAGCTCACTGTTCCTCCCCGTGAATTCGATCGTGGCACTCTTCGCAGATCGCTCGCAGTTCCCACAGGAACTCTTTCCCTACATGCTTGTAGGTAAGGTGATGCACTTGCGTGGCCGCCTGCGTTCCGCATCCTTCGCAGATCCCGCCCGCTCGTCGCCTAACTTGCGCCGCTCGTTCCCTCCAGGCGGGAGACCTCAGGTAGGCGTTGTACCAATCCCACCATTCCTTGTTTTGCTGGAGGCGGGCGCGCTCGATTCGCTCACACTCGGCCTTGCGCTGTTCGGCCATCAGCTTGTTGTGCTGACGGTTCTCCACCGCGTTCAGGCAGATTTTGCAGGTGCCCCTACCGGTAGTTGCTATCTTGCCCGGAACCGCTCGGAGCCACTTGCCGCACAATGTGCGCTCGGTGTTCTCGGCGTCCACGAGGTGGACCTTGCCCGGGCCGAACTCGTGTGGGTCAGCCGCCCAAAGACCAGCTGCGATGTTCAAGCTGCCCTCGGTTTCCAGCGCGTCGCGTTCTTTGCGCCCCGCCATTCGCTAGCGGCGTCGTATGCCCACCAGAGATCTCTGCTGCTCCCGTTGCACGAACGGCAAGACCAGCGCCCGCCCTCAGAGACGATCGTCGGTGACTTGCACGCGAGGCAGAACGTTAGAATAGCTCGGTCCCAACCGCCCTCAGCTTCGTAGATCTCGCCGATAAACTTGTCGGCGCCTGAGATGAGAATGGCAGCATCACCAGTCCAGCCGCCGTTCAGAATCTTCCGCTTCGCCGCGCGAATGTCTTCGTCGAGCGGCTTGATCTCGGTGAGGAGCGGCCGCTTCCTGAAGCCGAGATCAAAGTCGGGCAGGTACCCGTCTAGATCCACCGGCTCGTAGTCCCACTTCCACTTGAGGGCCGTGAACAGATGCGCCCACGTCGCCTCAAGTCGTGAGCGAAACGTCACGCCGGCAAAGCTTGTGATGATGCCGCGTCTAACGGGCATTCGTTAGCCTTCCGCCCATTCCAGGCGCCACCAGCCCGCGAAGTGCGGGATGTCCACTCGGGCTCATACTCCGAGGGGTGACGACCGTAGCACGATTGCCGCACTCACCGCTAGCAAACGATGACAAAAAAGCGACCTGGCCAGCAGCGACGGTATGAGCGTCGAGCAGACCAGGCCGGACCGCAACCTTTCGGCGCGGACTAGATGAGGTGAGCACGTCGCCGCGCGGGGACGCAAGCTGAACAGCCGGAGGGGTCATGTTCCGACCTCGCCGAACAGCTCACCCTGCCCAAGGTTCACCGACGACACCGCCTTGACCGTCAGCTCCGCGCGCCCCGGGTCTTTCTCGATCCCGATGAACCGCCTCCCCTGAGCGACCGCAGCGCGTCCAGTTGTCCCGCCGCCCGAGCATGGGTCAACACAGAGATCACCACGCCGCGAATAGTCCGCCACGATGCACTGCATGGCGAGCAAGGGCTTTCCGCCGACGACGCGATCGGTTCCGCCGGTCGAGTTGATCTCGCGCTCGCCGGGGACGACGTAGGCTCCACGCAGCGTTCCCCAAGAGCTGAACGGCTCACCCCGAGGCCGCGCGACGACGAGCCAGCAGGTCCAGCCGCTAGGACCATCGCCAGCCATCCGAACGCGTGAGCCGGTCTCCACGAGCGGGATCGGCGCGAACGGATAGAGACCATGCCGGACGAGTGAAGTCCGCCAGGCCGGCGCGAGCACGTCATCGGTGATGGTGACGATCCAGCCGGCCGTTCGCGGGCACCAGATGTCGCAGAAGCGGCGAACGTCAGCGGGTGTCCAGGCCGAATACTCAATGTCGCGGCGGCCGCTTTCGCCAAGGGCAGCCTTGCGAGCCGAGTAGTTGCGTTCCCGAATGCGCGCCGTGTTGGTCGACCGAGCGCCGAACGCTGCGGCACGGTCGGCGGTCAGCTTGCCGTTCTGGTGTCCCGAATGGGTCCGCCCCGAATAGGGGGCGTCCACGCAAAGCAGGTTGGCCTTGCGAGCGGCCATGGCCGCCGCGACATGCTCGGCTCTGAGCGAATCGGCATGCCAGATTTCGGCGGTCTCTGCGCGGTAGATTAGCTTCGGTTCGCTCGGGGCATCGCCCGTTGCCTTGCACTTGGATTGGTTCACGCGCTCCTCCTATCCGCTCTCCAAGCCACCGCCGTCCTCACGGCCTCTTCAACGCTCCGCACCGTGCCCACGCGCAGGCCGGCTTTGGCGGCTCGGCGATGCCAATCCTTCTGTGCCGGCCGCAGCTTCCCGATCGGCGTCTTCGTTTCAAGGAAGCCCACGATCGGGGCGAGCAACATGGTGTCGGGGGTGCCATCGCTCATGCCGGCGAAGTAGCCGGCACGCGTCGGGACCTTGCCCGAGTTACAACGCTCGACCCAGAAGCCGGCGGCGGTGAGGGCGGCGCGGATTGAGCGGGAGATGTCGGTTTCGCTCATGAACTCACCCTCTTCGGCACCACATGCACCGGTATCCCGCTCTTCACCGCCAAAGAGACCATGCTCAGCGTGCCGCGGCTCACACCATCCCAGAACGCCAGGCACAGCTCGGCGCCGTCATTCGCCATGGCCTCGTTGCGCATCGGGCCAGCGGCGAAACCGAATTGCTTCCAGTCCGCCGGGTACCGCTCGACGTTCGCTCCAGAGTCGCTAGCCCACGTGTCGGCGATTGCGTCAGCACCGGTAGGGCACGCGCCGTGCACGATCGTCACGTCTGAGCACTCCTTGACGCCCAGGCGCGATAGCTCGAGCATCAGTGACTCGTAGACAGCGGCATCGTCCGACCAGTCGCGTGAGCCGCAGATGATGATGCGCGCCTTCACTTACGCACCTTCAGCTCCGCCAACCTCGCGAACGAATGACCCACCCCGCACGAGTACACGCCGTCAGCCAGCACGATTGAGCCGGAGCAAACCGGGCAGACCAGAGTCTTGGCGACCGGGCGCGGGCGGGAGAGGCGGATTAGTTGGGTGAGGGTGGTCACGTTTTCGCATCCCGCCAGTAGCCTTCGAGCCCGCGGATCTTCAGCGGGACGAGCTTGTCGCGCGGATACGTCGCTGCGTCTCGCATGTACCCCTCGATCACGAAGTACTCGTCGTTGATGGTGCCATCGGTGTAGTAGTTGAAGCTCTCGATGGACGTCTTGACGGTGCGCCAGAAGCACACATCTTTCCCGTGCATCGCGAACACCTCAGCCGAATAGAAGTGCCCCACGAGCGGGAATTCCTTCTTCACTTGCCCGAAGACGCGCTCGTAGACCCGCACGTCCTCGATGAGGAACGCCTCGCGCGTATCCGTGCAAATGCGGCGCACCTGCACGTAGGCAACGTTCTCGAAGCTGCAAGCGTATCGGAGCAGCTCCGGGAACTCCGTCTGATTGTAGCGGTTGAGTACGATGCTCACGCGTACGCTCTTCGTCGCCGGGATGATCGTGTCCCAGTCGGGGATGTCCCGACGGCGCATGATCTTCCAGTTCGTCTCCGGGTCGCGCGAGTGAATCGAATAGCCGACGTTGCGGCGGCACCGGTTGATCACGTCCATTCGCTTCGGGGCCAGGTACCCGTTCGTGCGAAGCCCCACGTCGAAGCCGCGCGCCTGCACATGGTCGACCAACTCGCCGAGGTGCCGATAGATCAGGCTGTCGGTGTTCTGTCCCGTGACGTAGATCCGCTTGATGCCGGCACCCGCGCACTTGTCGAGGTACGCGTCGAAGTTCGCCCACTCGCTGAAATGGACCTTCGTCTGGTCGTGCTTCTTGAACTCGTCGTCGATATCCTTGCCGAGGCAGAAATAGCAATCGACATTGCACGCGCCGAGAAGGTTTATGTTCGCAAACACGGGCGCCTCGCGGTGCATGTTCTTCTCGAACTCGGGCTCGTCGAGTTTGTTGCGCCACCGATCAGACATTCGTGACCTCCCTCGGCCCCGCCTCACCCAAAAGCCTCGCCTCTCGCTCACTCAGCAACGCGAGCCGCTCGATCATGAGCTTGGTCCACTCGGTATCGGCCTCCTCGACCAGCCGCAGCCAGTACGCCTTATCCTGCGTCCGCGACGACACGAGCCGGCCGAACGCGAGCGACCGGATGCCTTCGATCGACGAGAGCTCCTTGTCGATCCGCGCCAGCCGCCGAGACAGCGCCGGCACGTACCCGCGTGGCTGCCGAAACTGGAGAAGCTTGCCCATCAGTTCACCCGCACCCCTTCTGCCGTTCGGCGCCACCGCTGCGATTCGACGAGCGCACGCTTGAGCACGCTGGTCTCCCAGACGGCCTGGGTTGCCGCCGCGCACGCCGCGTCCCGTTGCCGCTCGGCCTTGTCCCGGGAGCGGACGGCGATGCGCAGGGTCTCGCGGTACCAGTCGCGGTCTCGGCGGAGACGCAGGGAGTAGCCGACGGCCAGGAGGGTGACCAGGGCGAGGGGAGCGGCGAGGCCCATTAGCCTTCCCCCCAGGGCGAGCGGAGGAGGGGCGGATCCACCAGCCCGAGCGCCTCCCCGGCCTTGCGGAGCGACGGCAGCGGGTCACCGCCGTCCAGCGCCGCCCGCTTGGAGACCAGCAGCGCGATCCCCGGCGCGGCGCCTTTCGCGTCTACCTGGCCGAACTTGAGGAGCCGCCTTTGATTCGCGTCAAACAGCGCATCGATCGGGATGATCTCTGCGAGTTTTCGGGGTGCCGACTGCTTCCGCTGATTGCCGCTTTCTTCCGTTGTTTCCCGCTCGCTACCGTCCGGTGTCCCTGATTCGAGTCCAGGCGCTGGAGCCCTGAAAGATGCCGCGAGCCGCTTCGGATCTAGGTCCAAGTCAAAAACGGCGACGGCTTCGCAGAGGGCTCGCCACTCGAACGTCGTGTAGTCGTCGATGGTCTCGCCGCGGGCGTTGTGGGTCACCCGCTCGAGCACGTCCTTGGGCGCCCCGTTCGACCGGGCGACGCTGATGAACGTGTGCCTGGTGGCGTGGAGGGTCCGGTTCTCGACCCCGAGCTTCGCGAGCCCACGCTGGAACATCTTGTAGGCGCTCGACTTGGTGTGGCATTCGCCGGCCCGGTTCGGGACGATGAAGTCGTCGGGCTCGGGCTTGCGACGGTGGACCAACTCGAAGCCCTCGGACCACCACCAGCGGAGCCGCTGCTCGAGCTCGGGGTGGACCGGGACGAGACGCGGGTGGGTGTCCTCGGCATCGTCGGTCTTGAGTGGCTGGTCCTCGTACTGCGTCCACACGTTGAGCGCCGAGAGCGGCTCCCAGTCCCGGCTCCAGTCCCGCCAGCGCCGGCCGCAGATCTCGCCCTCGCGCATGCCGGTGAAGAACGCGAGCGCGTTCCAGACCTGCTGGTCGGGGAGAAGCTCGGCCGCCCCAGTGAGGGAGCGAGACTCGGCTCGCGTGTACGGCTTGCGTCGGTTGCCCCGCGCACTCTTCCACCGGATCTCGCCGCGTGGGAGGACCGTCGGGTCGTCGGCGATCACCTCGTCGAACAGGGCGCGGCGGAATGCGCCGCGCACGATCCCGTAGACCGTGGCGAGCGACTTCTCACCGAGCTTGCCGTCCGCTCGGATCTCCTCGACGAGACGGAGCGTGTGCCGCGGCCGGACCTTCGTGATCGGCATGCTGGCGAACCAGGAGCGCTCGGCGCAGAGGACATGGTTGGCCACGAGCGCGCGATCGTTCTCCAGCGTTCGGTTCGTGCGCTTCGCGAAGTACACGTCGAACCAAGTGCGGACGAGGACGCGGCCCTTAGCCTCGGGGTTGTACGTGCCGCCCAGAACCTCAGCCTTGCGCTGCGCCTCGAGCCGTTCAGCCGAACGCTCGTCCGTGCCGGCGCGCTCCCACTTGGTCTTCCCGTTCCAGTCGAACGTGACCCAGTAGGCCGTCTTTCCGCTCTGGAGCCTACGCGGCACGATGGCCATCGATGTACCTCAGTAGGGTTGCACGGTTGAAGCGCCACTCGCGACCGATCTTCTTGCCTGGTAACTCACCCTTGGTGGCACGCTTGGCGACGGTGTGAGAGCAGAGGCGCAGGAGCGCGGCGGCTTCTGTGAGCGTCAGGACTTCGCCCTGCTCGGGCGTGAGAGCCTGGTCGGTCACAACAGCCCCCGAACCTTGCGGTACGTCGCCAGTCTCTCCCGCTCCCCCTTCATCGCCTGGTCGCAATGCTTCGCACCGAGCAGCCGGAACGCTCCCAGGATCCGCGCGTCGCCGGTCTCGTGGCACGCGCTCAATGCCCACCGAGCATGACGAGCCGCGACCTCCGCTTGGTGCTCCACGTTCTCGATCCCGGTCATGCGCGCCCACGAGTCGTCAGACATTCCGTTACGATGCGCTTGCCACGGGCCTCTCGCTCTGAACGTCATCGAGCCGTCCGCGTGGCGCACCGGATCGCATTCCCAGCGACGGCAATCACCCTGGGCAATCCTGAGTGAAAAGTGCGTCTCCGCGTTCGACCACGCGATCAGAAATGCCGCCTCGTCCTGCGTCTGCGAGACCTTCGCCACGGCCGCCGCGATCGCGTTGAGCTGCGCTTCCTTCTCCGGCCCGCGCACATCCTCGTGGAAGATGGCGAGCAGGCCGAGGGCGGTTAGGATGGCTTGGAGGGTCATGAGTGCATGCGCCCGTGGAACAGGAGACCAACGAAAATCTGAAAGCAGCCGATCCAGATCCAGTGGCCAACGCCCGCGATCGCGTCGCAGAGCTTCTTCAGTTGCGCGTCCGTCAATGCCACAGTCCTCCGCACCCAGCCCCAGCGCCGAAGGCCATCAAGAAGAATATCGCGGTGACGGCGAGGGTGCGGATGGTCATTTCGACTCCTCGCAGACATCGTGCGACATGCGGCACCCGTGGCCCTCGACATGCACGAAACGTCCACCGGCCTCGTGGCAATTCGCCCGACGCAGGCGCTCAACGTACGCATCGCCAATCTGCGACGCGCTGATGAACACAAAAAATACCCCGAGCCAAAGCAGGTCTTTCACGGCAAATCCCCCCTCGGTCCCTCACCACTATTCACCTGCAGCTCCGTCAAGCATTCGCGCGCCCCCGAGCAGATGGCGTGCGGAGGAAGCGGCTTCTCCGGAACGCTGTCCCAGTTCGCCATGAGGTTGAGCGAGACGACGAGGCCGATGGCCATGAAGAGGCGGAAGGTCATCTGTCACCTGCTGTGGCGTGGTATCCCGAATTGGTGTGGATCGCTGCCGCGCTGGGAATCCGTGCGTTGCCAAAGGATCCCGTAGGTGGACAAAAGGGGAGGCGTTCGAGCCAATGGCGACATCGGTATTTGTGCTGGCACCAGTCTTGTATTCGACCTCAATGTCATCACCATTCGCGGCGTCATCTTGGAA